ATATCTTCCGCCTCCGTGGGTGGATCGCCTGATTACAAACCATTGGCTCTTCCGGACTTTTCCGTTGCATGCGGTTGTCTTTTTCGGATGGGTGCGGCGGGGCTCTGGGGAAGAGGGGAGGACGCATAGCCTCATCGAACGGACTTGGTCTGGCACGTCGGATGAGTAACACGTTTGGCGTTGGACTTCATCGCATCTATCGCAGTGCGATGATCTTCGACAAGCGCGGACATAACCCAAAACATCACGAGAAAGGTCACCATCGCACCGGCTAGCGCCCCGAGAATCCAATACATGACTGGTGTCATTTGTCCTCCCTCGGACCAATCCTGTATTCGCACTCAAACACCACCAGCGGCGGCGCTTCGATCCACGCTTGGCGGTCTGGATCTCCGGGCGACGTGCGCCGCAGACAGTCGTCGCAGCCCTCGCGCCAGATGCCGTCGTACTGCACGCCAGCGCAGCGGGCGGTGTCGTAGGGGAGGCTCATTCGTCACCCCTCGGAACAGCCATCGGCCCGCGCCACTCAAGGTCCGCGATCCAGGGAAATTTGCTGGCGTCGATGCCATGATGGCCGTCCGCCATCAGTTCCACGCGGACAAAGTGGACCACCTTTCCGTCGGACTCCCGATAGCGCACGCCAATGTTCGTTCGCGCGACCACGGGCCGCGTGAACGGATACCCGCGCACGACCCACACAAGCTCGGCGCCGCACACAAGCTCGGCGCCGTCGCGGTGGTCCTCTACGCTCGGCGCGGTTGTCGTCCACTCGCCGGGCCAGTGGTAGGGAAGGGTCATGACTCCCCCTTTGCCTGCGCGATCACGGCCCGCATCCGCGCAGCGACCTCGGCGGTCTCCGGTTGCCCGATGGCGTCGATGATGTCGTGTGCGTCAACCAGCGTCGCGAGAAGGTCGGGAGCGGCGGCGCCCAATCGGGCGTTGGCGGCGCATTCCTCATCCGATCTTTGTGTGGCCATTACCCCCTCAAAGAAGTCTCCGACACGTTGCGAGAACTTGTCGTAAACCGTGTATCTGCTCCCCGCTCCTTTCCCCGAATGCCACGGCCCAGACGTGTGCTTGCTCATCCCTGCGCCTCCCGCTCAATACACGGCCCGCACACGATCGCCAGCGCCCGCGCGATCTCGGCGGACAGGTCGGCCCAGGATTCGGGCGTGTGCGCTTTCTCGTGGACTTCGACGATGGCGACGCCGTCGTCTTCTTGCGTGATGGTGTAGGCGGTAGCGCCGAGTTCGTCACCGCCCTTGATCGCGTGGACCCACATTTCGCGGGCGGTCACAGCGAACCCTCCGGAACGTCGATGAGCGACGATCCGCAATCGGGGCACGGCGGCGTAAGCCCGCAGATCTCGCCGGAGCCTTCGATACGCTGGCACTTGGCGGCGATGGGTGACTCCGTCGGCGGCGTCACGTCGCGCCAGTGGGTGAGTTCAGACGCATCGGGAGCGACCCACCCATCCACCAAGCCGGCAATGGGTGGACGCCGGCGGATGTACATCCCATGTACGGCGCGGCGCTCTTGCGCGCACCACACGACAACGTCGCGACCATCCTCCGGCGGCTCACTCGCCGGCCGCCATTCGTCGCGCACCGCCTCACGCCATTCGTCGCGGGGCGGCTCCACCTCCGGCTTCTCCTCCGGCGGCTCGATGTCGAGCCAGTCCTCACCGGTCTTGCGGTCGATCCTGTCGTGATTCCAGCCTTCGAGAAGCAACCGTTCGCATTCGTTGAACTTGTCGTCATCCAGGTAGTGCGCCAAGCGATCGCCCAGCTTGTAGAGCGGGTGGCCTGCGGGCGGCATTGGTAATTCGTCTAGCACGTCTGGAACGTCGGGCGCGGAGAGGGCGGCTTTCCACGCAGCCCAAGCCATGTCTTCGACGTTTGGCGCAATCGGGTTCTGTTGCAGAAACCATTCTGCGAACGCCTTGTGCTGGTCTCGCAATTCGGTTTTGGGCTCCGCGAGGGCGGCTTTCCACGCAACCCACGCCAAGTATTCGGCATTCGGTGCAATCGGGTTCTGTTGCAGAAACCATTCTGCGAACGCCTTGTGCTGGTCTCGCAATTCGGTTTTGGGCTGCGCGAGGGCGGCTCGGAGGGCTTCGGTCGCACTGTCGTACAGGCTTAACCCGTCGGGGTGCATCCGCTCTTTGATGGTCAGATGCAGGCGCGCATGTTCCATCCAGCGCAGCGCTTCTTTCGCTGCTTCGCGAAGTTCGCTCATTTCGCGCCCTCCGTCGGCGGTGTCACGTCGCGCCAATGAGTGATTGTCAAGGTGTGCCGACCAGTTGCCTCGACAAACCAGCTTCCATTCAGGAAGTGGACAGACTCGCAGTGCCCGCGCTTTTGCCGTCCGAGCACCTGTCTTGCATCCTCCGGCGGCTCACTTGCCGGCCGCCATTCGTCGCGGGGCGGGTGGGCCTCCGGCTGCGCGAGGGCGGCTCCATCGGTCCGGAAAATTTGCACGACCGTCATACAGTGTTGGTGTCCCATGCCGGCCTTGAACGCTTCGTACGCCTGTGTCTGTTCCAAAGGCAACGGCGTGCCGCGCTCTGCCATCCATCGCTCAAAGGCGGCGCGCGTTTCGCGCTCTTTGGACTCTTCCTGTAGCTCGCGAAAGATTTCGCCCACGTCATTCCTCCATCTGCCGCCCGATCTCTGCAGCGGCGCGGGTTATTGCTAGGCGTGCGGCTGCGCAGAGGTCAGGCTCTTCCGTCTTGTTGACGAGAACTTTGAGGCCGCACCTAGTCCGCACAGCGACGCCCGTGCTGGTTATGTCGATCTCGAATTCCAGATACACCGCCAGCCGCAGCGCATCGCCGTCGTCTTCGCGGGGGTTCCAGTAAATCCACGCGGCTCCGATCTTGGTTGTGACTTGACGCGCCGGCTTCCCTCCGTATTCTCCGAAGACATACCCCGCAGCCCGTGCCGCCAGTTCCAGCGTTTCGCGATCCGTCATTTCGTCTCCTTCCCCGCGCGGGCGCGGATGGCGGCGGCATACAGTCTCCATTGCTCCGCTCGATCCCGCTGAATAACCACGCTCGGCACTACCGCCAGCCCGATGACGCTTAGAAGCGCCTTCGCTCTTTCGTCCCCAATGGATGCAATCGCCTCCCGCTCCGCCTTGACCGCCTCCGCGACGTGCTGCTCGATTACATGGCGCAATAGCGGCGAAAAGCCGAAATCGTTGGCGACTCTCATCACCTCGTCGATGCTCATGGCTTCGATGCTCATGGCTTCGCCTCCGTGGCGGCGAGGCGGATCGCCTGACGCATCGTCCCGTTGTATAGCTCTTCGTTCGCGCTCCGCAGCCTCTCCACCTCCGCTCGAAGTTCCATCTCACGATCGACCGCACCCATTACGGAATGCAGGGATGCGCTGAAGTGCACTGGGAGAATGTCCCTTACGCGCGCCGCGCTCTCGGGTGTGTTCGCCATTGCAACGACTCCGCATGCCGCAAGTCGCAGGCGCTCGGTTTCAAGCTCCGCTATCGCCTCGTCGCGCTCTTGGGTGATGACATCGACACGCTGATACATCGCGGTCAAAGCGCGATCTCTGTGATCGACCATAGCGTCGCGATCATTGGCAATTGCGCGCGCCTCGTCGCGCTCGCGCGCCAGCGTCAACCGAAGGGCGCAAAGCTCGTCGGACTCGCCGTCGAACCGCCCCTCAAAGTACGGATTCAGTCTTTGGCCCTCGGCCATTTCCGTCCTCGGCGTATCGCTCTGCTCTTCCATCACTCGACCCTCATCTCTTCCTGCGCCGCGGACTTCTTCGGCACAACCTCGCCCGTCGCCTTGTCCACGCCCTTGAACAGGTCGCCCTCTGGCTCGATCACGACGCGCACGGACTCGCCCAGGAACTCCGCCAGCAGCGCCACCTCGGACCGTTCTGGCGCGAACGTCGCCGTCATCACCAGCGCGACGTTGTAGTTCTCCGCCGGGTGGAAGGTGAACTTCCGCAGCGTCACGTCAGCGAACGTGATGCCTTCCACGTCGAGGCGCATGTGCTTCACCTCGCCAGACCACGAAACCGGCTCCATCGCGGGCATGCGCAACGAACCATCACGAAGGAATAGGAACGTCTCAAGCGAGTCGTCGAAGAACCCGAGCACGTCGCCCTTGCACTCGGCAACGAGCTTCAGGTCGAGGGTCAGCGTCTTCTCGTCGTCGGGGCCGGCCTTGCGCACGTTCATGTGCGTGATGTCGGCGAAGCCTTGCCAGTCGAAGGCGGCGGTCATGCCGCCACCTTCTCGGCTTCGTCCCGCACGATCTCGCCCGCATCAACCCACACATGCGACCAGTTCGCCGGCAATCGCGCAGGAGGTTCCTTTAGCGTCATCATGACGACGGCCGTCTCGATGGCGCCCGCGCCCGCAAGCTGGTGGATCAACCGGATCAGCGCGCTGCGCTGCGGTCCGACGAGGATCTCGGCGCCGTCGAGCATCACGAACTTCGTGCCGCTGAGGATGGCGATCGCGAGGGCGATCAACGCGACGGCACGATAGCGCGCGGACTCCGACGCCAGACCGATCGGAAGGTCCGAGACGTGGATGCTCATGTCGTTCGTGATCGACGGCGCGTCCCACCCCGCGGTGTCGGCCAACTCTGCCAACTCGGCGTTGAACGGCGTCAGCCCTTCCGACAGCAGATCGCCCGGGATGCCGGACGGTCCGATCAACTCGGCGATCTCGAGCCACTGCATGATGTCGCGGTGATGCTCGGCGGCGGCGTCGCGCTGCTTCGCCGCGCCAGCAATCGCCGTCTCGACCTCGCGGATCTGGTCTTGCTGCTTCGCCAGCGAACGGCGGTAGTCTTGCCGCTCGGACAGCTCGGCCGTCACTGCATCAAGGTCGACGGTCTCTGCCGCCGGCAGCGCCGCCAGTTGATCGTCGATGCTGGCCTTCTGCACCGCTGCGTCATCCGCCGCCTTCACGTCGCGCAGTGCGTTGGCGTGCGCCTTCTCCAGCACCGTGATCGCCTGCTCCAGCGCGGGCAGTTTCGACCGCGCCTCTGCGTCGGCGACCTTCTCCGGATTGGCGAACGCGACGAGTGCGCCGTCCGCCTGGCGGTGCATGAGCACGGACCCGCAGTCGGGGCAGGGCCAGTGCGGTGGCGTTGCACCGCCTTGGGCCTTTGCCTGCATGTCGGCGAGCCGGGCGCGACCTTCGGTCAGGTCCTTCTCGACCGCGTGTAGCGCATCGGTGCGCCGTGCGTGCAGCTTCGCGGTCTCGGCGAGTGTCGCGCTGCGCGTCGTCAGGCTGGCGACCTGTTCGGCCCGCGCCTTGTGCGCGCCGATGGTCTGGTTCAGCGTGCCGATCTGCGCGTCGACGGCGTCGATCTGATGTTGCAGTCCGACAACCGTTCCGTCCGGCCGCTGGATGATCGTCGGGATCCAGCCCTCGGCTTTCTTCTCGCCCCAGGACTCGCCGGTGACTTCTTCCCACTGGCCTTTCAGCTTCGTCGCGCGCTGCTTGCAGTCGCTCGCGATCGACTCCCATGTTCCCTTGCCAATCAGCGGCGCGACGCGCTTCAACTTCTCGGCGTCGGCGCCGCGCGCCTCGATACGGCGGACGATCTCGGCCGGCTCGCCGTTGATTCCCATCAAGCCGAACAGGAACGCGCGCCGCGCGTCCGTCTTCAGCGACGTGAACCACTCCGGGTCGAGTGCCGAGTACAGCGACTCGGTGACGGGCGGAGCGCCCTTCGAGGATCCGGACGGGAGCGTCAGCGCGGCGGACCAGTCGTCACCTTCGACGAGGATCTTCGCGCCCTTCGGGGCGCCGACGCGGACGAGCTTCGACCAGTCTTTCTTGTGCTCGACGCGCGTCGATTCGCCCGTCAGCGCAAGGCGGATCGCGTCACCGATGCTGCTCTTGCCTTGGCTGTTCGGGCCGCAGATGAGCATGGCCGGCGTGTTCACCGGGATCTCGACGTGCTTGAGGATCTGGAAGTCTGTGATCTGGATTCGGTTGATCTTCATGCGGCCACCTTTGCGGCGAGCCGGTTGCGCAGTGCGTAGCCTTCGAGCGTCCAGATCTTCGAGCGCGCGTTCTCGCGAGCGATCTTGCGGCCGAGCTCGGCGTCGAAGTTCTCGGGCGATGCGCACGCGCTTTCGCCGGTGACGTAAAACCCGTTGCGCAGCGTGAGGCAGCAGACCGTCAGCGTCGTGCCCGCGAAGACGTGGTACTGCTCGTTGGAAATCACGTCGTCGATGATCTTCGGAGTGATGCGCGGACCGGTCATGCCCTTCGCGAGTATCTCGGTCTCGATGTCGTTGTCGTTCATGTCATGACCTCGGGATGGTGTGTGGTGGTGCCGTCTCTCCGGCTGTCACGCCTGTTCCCACTTCGCGGCCCCGCGACCACTCGCGGTCCGGCCGGCGTTCACCGGCATCCGTCACTCGATGTCGAAGTCGTCGGGCATCTCGGGCACGGCGGCGCGTGCCTGGCGCGGCTTCGCTTCCGCCACGGCCGGCGCGGCCTGCTGCTGCGGGATGTCCTGCGGGATCTGCGACTCGGCCTGCTGGGCGGTGTCGTCGGTGATGGCGGGGGTGACGCCGTCCTCTTCGCCCCCCGTGCCCATCGACATGAACTCGCCGTCGAACGCGTCGTTGTGCTGGTCGCGGCCGACCGTCGCGGCTTCGTCGATCGTGGCCGCGCGCTGGAACTCGATCGAGAGCGGCAGATACTTCGAGAGGCGGCGAATGACGGTCTTGCGACCCATCTCGATGTAGTGCGCTGCCCACGGGTGGCTTGCCTGCTTCTTCCACTTCACGGCCTGCTGCCAGCCCTGCGAGCCGTCGCGCACCGCATCGACCTGATGCCGCGACATGAACTCGAACGCGTACCCGCCGCCGACCAACTTCGCCACGGCGTAGAAGCCTTTCACTTCACCGCGGTCGCCCATTGCGGGCGTGTGAACCAGGCGCTCGTCGAGGCCGTACACCAACTCGAAGTCGTCGCGCTCGCAGACTTCGTGCGCGGCAATGCTCACGATCTGGCCGGACCGGCGCGCGAGGTCGATCAACCCCTTGTAGCCGACGATGACCTGAACGCTGTTGACCCATCGTTCGTTCCCGTCTGCGTCCTTCCGCTTCGTGTTGAACGGCACGAGGTAGGCGTGGCCGAGCACGGTGTTCGGTTCGAGGCCCATCTGCGCGCACTGCGCGATCGCCCCGACGAGGGACGCAACGTCGCACTTCAACAGCGCGGGCGTCGTCGTCGCTGCGATCTGCGCGACCTTGAGCAGCCGGTCGGCATTCAGATGCTTCGGGAGCATCTTCTCGATCTCGCCCTTCTTCTGCGTCAGCAGGTAGGCGATCTGTTCGCGCGGCTTCATGTCGGCGACGCGCTTCTTCTCTTCCGACGGCGACGTGGTCGCGGCAACGCGCAGGGCACTGGCTTGCGTGCTCATGGTGGTGAGTCTCCTTACTTGGCTTTCGATAGCCGCAGGACGCGGCTGGTGGTGGTCTTCGTGTACGAGGCGGCGACGAGCGGGGCGCGCTCGCGTAGCGCGGTCACGTCGATGCGGCTCGTCTCCTGCGCCTTCCACGTGATGAGCGGCTTGAGCGTCTGCGGATCGATGAGTGCCGCGTCTTCGCCTTCGCCGAGCGGCTTGCCGTCCTGTTCCTCCGCGCCCTTCACGAGCGCTTCAAGGATCACAAGCCGGAACTCTTCTGCGGCTTCCTCGTGCGCCTTGATGTCGGCCTTGCAGGCGCGGTAGTTCGCGACGGCTTCCATCACGTCAGGGTTCGCGAGCACGCGCCGGCCTTGCAATCGGCGCATGACGAACTCGATGTCTTCGAGCGAGACCGGGGAGGGCGGGACGCGCGGCAGAACGTGCTCCTGCCAGAACTGCACGCAGCGCGAGCGCATGCCGGCAATGGCTTCGTCGTCGCGATGCACGACGTACTTCACGAGCTTGTCGGTACCGAACAGCGCCCACACGTCGCAGCGGTCGCGGTTCGTGACCATCATTCCGAACTGGAACTGCGCGTGGTACTCGATGGGGATCTCGTCCGTTCCATCTTCCCCCCACTGGTCGGCCGCGAACGGGCTCACGCTCTTGCAGTCGTTGTTGACGATGGATCCGTCCGGGTCGCGCGTCTCGAAGTCGATCTCGGCGCGCATCCAGTCGTAGACGGGGTCGTGATGTCGCGCATTCGATGCCACGAGGTCGAGCCCGTAGTCTTCGACGGCGAAGGTGCGGATCACCGGTTCGAGCAGATGCCCGCGGCGGAAGATCTTCAGCCGCGCGGCGTCGTGCTCGGGGAACGATTCCGGGTCGACCTTGCGGCGGTAGATGTCCAGCGGCGTCGACCACTTCGAGACACCGAGAATCGCCGCGGCGTCGCTCGAGCCGAGGTAGGTGGAGCGGTCCAACTGTTCAGGATTCCGCGACGGTTCGGCCGTGCGAGGCATTGCGGCCGACGCCTTCGCCACTTCGACCAGCGCGTCGACGGGGTCTTCGCGATCGAGGGCGTTCATGCCGCACCCCCGAACCAGTAGCCCGACACCATCAGCACCGCGAACCCGATGAGGCAGACGCGGAAGACAAGGCGCTCGGCGGGGTGGGCGTCCTGCCCCTGCTCCCGAATCCATTCCTGCCGGTCGTCGGTGTGATGGTCGCGCCACACCGGCAGGAACACGGCGAGTCCGACGCCTTGCAGGAAGTAGCTCGCGCCGAATCCGATCGCGGCGACGAGGGCCGCGACAATCACTGCAGCCAGCAGCAGCGACACGATCGAGATGCACGATTCGGCTGGGTCCTCGAACATCTCGGTTTCGGCCTCCCGGCCGATGTCGGGGCGCGCGGGAATGTCCTGTGTGTTGTTCATGTCGATCTCCGGTTGGGTCAGTCGCGAAGCTGTCCGCCGAGTTGTCCGACGACGTCGATGTCGGACCACGCGGGGCCGTGGGGGACTTCCTTGCCGCCGGCAGAGCGGAAGGCATGGGATGCGGACATGACCGCGACGCGCGTGCGTTCGTAGGCCGTGTCGGCTGCGCGCCATGCGGTGCGGGCGCTGGTGAACGCTGCGTAGGCGTCGGCGGTGTGCGTGGTAGTCCACGCGTCGGTTGCCTTGAGGTAGCGGGCCTGCGCGCCGTTGAGTTCGGCCACGGCGATGCGCTCTGCGCGCCGCGCCTGGCGGAGGTCGTCGTGCAGGTTGCTGAGGGCGAGTTCGGCGTCGGCTTCGCGCAGGATGTCGGCGATGCGTTCGAGGCCAGACGACACCGGCAGGCGGCGCTCGTGGTTCTCGCAGTGCGAGAAGCCGTGCGAGCCGGGGCCGAAGTCGCGGCCGCACTGCGAGCAGGAGACATTCGGGAAGATGCGCAGCGGGGCGTTCATGCTGCCACCTCGCCCGCGCGCTTGATGAGGTAGGCGCCGATCCCGACGGTCGTGTATGCGCCGACGATCGTTTCGCTGCCGCCTTCGTCGAGCAGCACGACGGCGTTGCTGTCGTACCAGCGGTCCGCGTAGACAGTGACGACGGTTCCGGCCCGGTCCTTCGGGAACTGTCCCGGGCCGCAGACGAATCCGACGCGGTCGCCGGCCTTGGGGAACACGGCGGCGGCGCTCACTTGAGCACCGCCTTGAGGGTCAGCGGGACGACGGTGAGCAGCATTTCCAACTTGGTTTCAAGTTGAGCGCGCACGGCATTCGCGGCGTCGTTGGTGACGTACACATTCGCAAGCTGCGGGTTGTCGGTGAATGTGACCTCCCCGCGCATGTTGACGAACGAGTACCTGCCGGCAGAGTCCTGAATCACGAACTTCGGCGACGGCGCATCCGCCCCGCTGAACACGCCCGCGAGCGGGTCGGTGCTTTCCAGGACGCGCTCGACCTTCATGCCCAACTTCAGCGCGGCGCGGAGGTCGGATTCCTTCAGGGTCTTGGTGCCGGCGATGGACGCCAGCAGATAGGCGGCCTCGTTCGCCGGGTAGAACTTGCTGAGGCCGTACACGCTGCGGACTTCGACAAGGATTGTTTGCATCGCTGTCTCCTGCCCCTGTTTGTGGGGCGACGGAGACATTAGACAGCAATGCTGTATTTCAAGTCAACAGCAATGCTGTGCTTTCCTTCTTTCGGCTTCACGCACCGCACAACTCATTGATCTAAAGGAATGCCCCGGATGTGCCGACTACACGTCCGCACGTAAGTCGATTGCATGGAAGTGCGGAAGTCACGAACAAGACGCGGAAAATGCACACTCACAAGACGCGGGACGGGGAGGTGCGATCGCTGGTTGGTAGCGCGATCGCAGTCAGGCGGGCGCAGCTCGGGATGTCGCAGGCGGAGGCGGCGGTCCTGATGGGCCGGGCTTATCCCGGGTCGCGTCAGCAGCCAAGTGACTTTGTCGATGATGTGCTGATGCTTTGCCATCGGCGAAGGGTCGTGCGCTCGACTGCGCGCGGGCAATGCTGTTGACTTGAAGAACAGCATTGCTGTAATTTGGGAGCATGACATCACGAGCCGCCCTCTTACATGCCTGCGCCGAAGTCGGCGGCAAGGCTGAACTAGCCCGCCAAATCGGCGTGTCGGCCAACTACCTTTCGCAGATGACGCGTGGCGAGCGGCCGATACCTGTCGAGCGGTGCCCCTCGATCGAGGCGGCCACCGCTGGGAAGGTGATGCGCTGGGACCTCCGCCCGGACGACTGGTGGACGATCTGGCCCGAGCTCACCGCCCGCAAGGACGCGCCTCGCAGGAGACGCGCCGCGTGACTCCCCTCGATCTGCTGAACCCGGCGAGGGCCTTGCCCCTTAGCGCGAAAGCCGTGAGTACGCGCACGCCGGCCCCCTGCGGGACCTCAACCCAACCACGGCAGGCGATGGCACGGGGCAAACTCCCACCCGCGCGCATCGCCCGTCGCCGGCCCGCCCGCTGGAACGGGCTGCGTCAAGGCCGGCACCTCATCAGCATTCCTTCTGGTGCACCGCACACAGCGTTGCCCGCGTCCGTTCGATCTCGTCGCGATACCTGGCGACGACGATCTCATCTGCCTGCCGCCTGGCGGGGTCTTCCTGCATCTCGGCCCGGACCGTCTCCACGATCTCCGGGCTGTCGCGGAACTCGATCAACTGCGCTTCCAGTTCGGACCGATGCCGGAACCGTTCGGCATCGACTCGGGCGATCTCCACGTGCAGCAGGTGGATTCGGTTGCGCAGTTGCTCTTCCGTCGGTTGCCCGTGGCAGCCGGACAGCACGAGCAGCAGCGGGTAGATCCGCAGGGCAGGGCGACACAGTGAAGACATGGGGAGGTCCGCAGCATGGGTGACGACGAGTCGCAGTTGCCGCCGCGGATGTCCCGCAGCGGTCGCACGAGTGTCTACGGCGGTCGCAACGAGCGCATCGCTGCGCTGGTCTCGCGCGACGTCAAGGACGAGGTTACGCGCCGCCGTGGCTCCGTCGGCATGACGGAGTCGGAGTGGTTCTCCGCGTTCCTCGAGGTTCATCTGTTCGGACTCGACCATGCTCGCAAGTTACACGAGGACCGTCTCGGCGCGATTGCGGGTATCGAACGGCAATCGGTGTCGGATCGAACCGCATGAGCAAGCGCGGGGACATCTGGATGCCGCTCTACATCGCCGATTACCTGGGCGATACGACGCACCTGACCACAGCCCAGCACGGCGCGTATCTGCTGCTGCTCATGTCATGCTGGAAGCGTGGCGCGACCTTGCCCGATGACGACGTGCAGCTCGCACAGATCGTCCGCTGCGATGCGAAGTCGTGGCGCGCGATGCGCCCAGTGATCGCTGAGTTCTTCGAGATCGAAGGCGGGGCATGGACGCAGAAACGGCTGGCATCCGAGTTCGCAAAGGCTGGCGGAATCGTTGGCAAGCGGAGTGCCGCCGGCAAGGCTGGAGCCGCGAAACGGTGGGGGGCAAACGGTGGCGATGGCGGTGGCAAACCGATAGCAAATGCTATGGCAAAAGCCGTAGCAAACGAGCAGCAAAAGCCGTCACAAACCGATGCACCGTCACAGTCACCTACACCAAAGGAAGAAGGTGCAGAGAGCGAGGGTAAGGGTAGTCCGGAGGCGGACGACCTGACCGAGTGGGAAAAGCGCGCTCTCTCTGCCGACCAATCCGCCCTTGGGCTTCGAATCCCGAGCGACTGGAAACCGACTCCGGAAACCCGCGCTGCAACGCTGCGAGCCCGGCCGGATCTGGCCCCGGTGATCGACAAGATCGCCGATGACTTCAGGCTCTACGCACTGACCGCCGTCGGCGCCGCAGGCCAGTCGAACGACTGGCAACTGTCCTTCCGTCGCTGGGCGAATCGCGAACGCGAGCACCGCCCGAACGGCGCGACCCGCAGCAAGCAATCCGACCTCGAGGCGCGCAACGCCGCCGCCGTCGACGGCTGGCAACCCCCGGAGGTGCGCAATGCAGCCCAGTGACGCGACCGCGTTCAAGGCCCTGTTGACGGGCGTCCACAGCTTCTACGGCCGCGACCTGTCCGAGTTCGCGATCAGCGTGTGGTGGGAGGCGATGCGTCCCTTCGATTTCGCCGCCGTCCGCGACGCGCTGAACCGCCATGCGGTGAACCCGGACAACGGTCAGTTCTGCCCGAAGCCGGCGGACGTGGTGCGGCTGCTTCAAGGCTCGACGCAGGACAGTGCCCTCGTGGCCTGGGCGAAGGTCGACCGCGCCATGCGATCGGTCGGGCCGTATGCGTCGGTCGTGTTCGATGACGCCGTGATCCACCGGGTTCTGCACGACATGGGTGGCTGGGTCGCGCTGTCGAAGTTCGACGAAGCGGAGTGGCCGTTCCGGGCGAAGGAGTTCGAAAACCGCTACCGCGGCTATGCGACTCGGACGCTCGACGCATGGCCCCCGCGGTTGATCGGGATCGCGGAGTCGGAGAACGCGCGAGCCGGTCGGGACGGCCGGGCGCAGATCGTGATGATCGGCGACATGACGCGTTGCGAGTCGGTGGCCGCCGGCGGGACGGAGACGGCACTGCTGTCGATGCAACCGGCGCGTGGCGATCAACTGCTGCGATTGCTTGGAGGGCCGTCGGCATGACCCTCGACCTCTTCGCCCCCGCCGACCTCGGCGCATCCGCCGCAGCCAACCACGCCGATGCCGTCGAGAGCGGCTGGACCGAGAGGGCCGTCGACGACCTCCGGCGCTTCGCGAAGACCGCCACGCGGCCGTTCACCATCGAGCAGGCGCGGGCGCATTGCTGCGCGACTCCGCAGGGCTGCGACGCGAGAGCCTGGGGTGCGGTCACGCGGATCGCGATGCGGCGCGGCTACATCGTCTTCGCCGGGGACTACTGCCCCGCGGTGAGTTCGCACGGGTCGCCGAAGCCGACCTACGAGCGGGGGACCGAAGCGTGAAGATGCGCCGCCCCAAGGCGAAGGCGATGACGACGACGGACGCGCGTCGCTTGGCTGCCCGGAAGAACGCGCAGCGCGGCAACCCGAGCAACCTGTCCGTGGAAGCCTTCCGCATCGATCGCATGCGCGCCTACTACCGCGGGCGCCGGCCGGACGCTGTCGTGCTGCTGCTCACGATGCGCCGGTGGGATCGCGAGTTCGAGCGGTCGTGCGCGATCTGCGCCGCTGAGGGCTGCGATTGCCAGTTGAGCGCGGTTGAGGGGGCGCCGTGACGTGGATCATCCCCTCCCGACTTCTCTCGGCGTGTGCGCAGGCGTCGGGATGCTCGACCTCGGCGTTGACATCGCCTTCGGCGGAACTCGCGCTGTGGGCTACGTCGAGCGGGACAGCTTCGCCGCGGCCGTCCTCGTGGAGCGGATGGAAGACGAGGCCCTGGAGCCGGCGCCTGTTTGGGCAGGCGATCTCGCAGCCTTCCCGTGGAGCGACTTTCACGGCCTGGTGGACATCGTTGCTGCGGGCTTCCCGTGCCAGCCGCACTCCGTCGCCGGCTCTCGGGGGGGGGTGGACGATGAGCGGTGGATCTGGCCCGACATCGTCGCAGGCATTCGCGCACTTCGACCTGGCTTCGTCGTCCTGGAAAACGTCCCCGGCCTGCGATCTTCTGGGGGACTGGCTCCCGTACTCGGAGACTTGGCCGCGAGCGGGTATCGCGTCGCATGGACGAGCCTGCGAGCTTCCGACGTGGGCGCCAGTCACCAGCGCGAGCGCGTGTTCATCGTCGGTGTGGCCGACAGCCTGCGCGACGGACGCAGCGGGCGCAGCGCGTCACGGCTACATGCTGACCGGGCACTCGGGGACGTCGCTGACGGATGCGATCCGGCAATGGCCGACGCCAGCCGCCCGGGACCACAAGGGCGAGAACGGCGAAGCGCACCTGACGGCGGGCTCGGGCCGGCTGCATCTGGACCAACTTCCGAACTTCGTCCGCTTCAGCTTTTCGCACCCGGCCCCGACGCCGACGACTGGCTCGAGATCATCCGACGCGCCCCGCACCTCGCTCCCGCGACTCAATCCGGCGTTCGCTGCGTGGTTGATGGGCATGCCGTGGTGGTGGACGCATCCCGCGCCGATCAACTTCGCGCGATCGGAAATGGCGTCCTGGCTCTTCAGGCTGCGGTCGCTGTGCGATTCCTGCTGCGGACCTTGGGCGCCTGAGATGAGGGCTGCGGCATGACCTCCCCCTGCCTCGGCTGCAACGCCATCGAAACCAACCCCGTCACCCTCGACTCCGGTCACGTCGTCTGTTCGTCGTGCGACGCGTGGCGGCACGAGTGCGAGGTGCGGGATCTGGCGCGGATGTCGGGGCCGGAACGGGTCGAGATGCTTCAGGGGATCGAGAAGCGACGCGGGGCCGCGGCGGCGAAGCGGGTGGCCGATGGCCTGCGGCAACTGAAACAAACGCAACAACAACGGAGGACGAGCGATGCGAACCGCAGGACTTGATTTCGACCCGATGGCGCGACCGGCGCCGGTTTCGATGGGCAGCAACGTGATGCAGCCCTTCCACGTCACGACCGGCAACGTCCGGCACCCGGCGACGGAGCGACCGGGGAACGCCGCTCCGCTGCCGATCAATGTCGACTGGCGACTGGTGTTGCACCGGCTGGGCATGACGGACACCGAAGTCGGGGCCGCCGTCGGACGCAGCCGGCCGCAGGTCGGTAAGTGGCGCCGCGGCACCTACGCGCCGCCGGTCGATGCGCAGCGCGAGCTGGAACGACTGTGGACGGAACTCATCGGCGGGCCGCTGCCCGGCCAGCATTCGCCGGGGGCTACCGCGGCGGCGATCGGGGCGAGCGTGCCGAGAAAGCCCGGGCGCCCGTCGAAGGCGGAAGTGGAGGCGCGCATTGCTGCTCGTCGCGCGGTCGTTCATCGCGTGGCCGAACCGGAGGGCGACTGATGATCCGCGCCGAAGAGATCCTGGGCGAGGTGCGTCAGCCGAAGTGGCGCGGTCCGACCCGGATTGTCGGCGAGGCGAAGGCCGAAACCGCCAGAGGCATCGCGGAGGCGGTCGAGAAGCGCAAGGCGGCGGCCGAGATCAAGCGCAAGGCGAGGCTGCGTGAGCGTCCGATGTGGGTCGAGATCGGCGCGGCGCTCCAAGCGGCACGCAAGCGGCGCAAGGAACAACGCAAGGTGACAGCGCATCGCATCGACACGACGCCGACCTCGCTCGACGACTACGAGGCCGGCGCGCGGGCGATTCCGGAACGCTGCTGGCCGAAGGTGCTCGAGGTGTACGGCATCGACATCGCGGCGCGGGTCGCGGAGTGGAGGGCGGCGCAATGAACTCGAACAACGACGCGAGCCTCGCGCAGACGAAGGCCGCGGCCGATGTCACCGGCACGCGGTACTGCTCGCACGGCCACCACTACGCGCGGACCGAGGGCGGGATGACCTACGCCCGGAAGGGGCCGCATGGCTCACGGCAGCAGCAGTGGATCTGCGCGGGGTGTGCGCAGCGGACTGGGAAGGTGAAGGCATGAACATCCTCGCGCTGGACCTGGGCACGACGACGGGGTGGGCGACGGCGGCGATCTCGCCGGGATGTATCGGCACCAACTGCGGAACGGTGACGTTCAAGAACGGCCGGTTCGAAGGCGGCGGGATGCGGTTCCTGCGTTTTCGGAAGTGGCTCGGCGAGGTGCTCGTCAATCTCGATGGAAAGATTGACGCCGTGTACTTCGAGGAAGTACGCCGCCATCAAGGCGTGGACGCGGCGCACGTCTACGGCGGGCTGATGGCGACGCTGACCGCATGGTGCGAACAGCACGAGATCCCCTACCAAGGGGTCCCCGTCGGGACGATCAAGAAGCATGCGACCGGGAAGGGCAACGCCAGCAAGGGCGACATGATCGCCGCGGCTCGCAGGCGAGGGTTCTCGCCCAAGGACGACAACGAGGCCGACGCGCTCGCGATCCTGCATTGGGCCGAGAGTGAGGTGGGCGCCGCATGAGAGACCTCCGCATCTACCACGAAGCGTTCGACAGCTACACGCACGAGCGGCTGTACAACTGGTCCCGCTGCGTCCGGGTGTCGGGCTGGCACACCGGGCACTGCTACTCGGTCGAGGGTCGGTACAGCCGCCAGTCGGAAACCTTGCGCAACCTCGATGACGAGGAAGAGCGCCGGCAGCCCGCGGCGCCGGAGCCTGACCAGCGCGACGGCTTGATCATCGAGCGCGTGGTGTCGGCCCCGACGTTCCCGCGGTTCGATCGCGAGATGCTGAAGGGGCACTACGTGCACCGGGACCTGCCGCGCATCACGGCGAAGCGGCTCGGGATCACGGTGCGCGACTACGATTACTCGGTCTGCCGGTCGATCATGATGGTGCGCGACCGGCTGTACGTGCCGACGTCAGTGCGGGAGAGGGTGGCCGCGCATTGTTCTGATTGATTCAGGGGGGCGGTTCGGGTATATAGGCGCCTACAACTCGACGCCACCAGTCGCCCGACTGAGACCTCCTGCCCGCTGGCGGGAATCGCTCGCCCTGAAGGCTCGAGATGACCTGACAACGCCCGCCCCCCAGCGGGCGTTTTTGTTTCCGGAGCCCGGCCATGATCACCATCGACGACTACCTGATGGGGCGCGGCCGCGGCCTGCCGCCGACACTGGGCGCGAACGCGATGGAGACGATCCTCCGCGCGAACATGCTGCTGTCGCACTACCGGTCGCACTGCCCGGACGCGGCGCCCCCGCAGGTGGCGAGCGGCTACCGGACGCCGGAGATCAACGCCGGCATCGCTGGCGCTGCGCCTGGCTCGCTGCACATGACGTGCGAGGCGATCGACCTCACCGATCTGCCGAGTCTGGTTGACGGCCGCATGCGCGTTCGTCCGCTCGCGCGCTGGTGCCTGGCGAACCTCCACGTGCTCGCCGACCTTGACCTGTGGATGGAGGATCCGCGGGCGACTACCGGGAATCGTTCATGGGTCCACGTTCAAACCCGACCGCCGAAGAGCGGGCTGCGGGTCTTCCTGCCGTCGGCGGATTGGGCCGCACGGCTCGCCGGCCAGCCTCTTACCCCGGAGTCGGTGTCGTGAGGCTCGCGCTCGACGCCGTCACGGCGCTGCTGGACTTCATCGATCGCCGTCGCATCGTGCGCCGCGCGATGGTCGGCACCGTGTCGATCATGCTGGTCGACGCTTACGCGTGGGGCAAGGGATTCGCCCTGCGCAGCACATTGTCCGGGGCGGACCAGAGCCTCGTGATTGCCGCGGTGCTCGCGCCGATCACTGCCCTGATGGGCTTCGTCTACAAGCTGTACGACCAGAGCCGGCAGGGAGATTGACGGTGTCGGGGCTCAAAGACATGACGCCGGGGCGCTGGCAACTGGATCGACGCATCAGCATTCCCGACATCGTCGGTGTCATCGGCGCCGGCGTGGCCGTCGTCCTGACGTACGCGACGCTCGACAAGCGCCTGACGATCATGGAGAGCATGGCCGCGGTGCGCACCGAAGACTTCCGCCAGATGAAGTCGGACATCGAGTACATCCGCCGGATGATCGAGCGCCTGCCGCATGTGGCGCCGCGCGATCGGGATCGGGACTCGCAGCAGTGAAGCGTGACGCCGACCTGATGCGCCGGAAGTTCATCGCGGCGCTCATCGCGAACGGCGGCGACCGTAAGGCCGCGGCGCTGTCGGCGGGCTACTCGCCGCGCAGTGCGGAGACGATGGGCTCGCGCCTGGCGAAGCATCCCGACGTGCAGGCCGCGCTGAAGAACCTGCAGAACCGGCTCGCCCGGAAACTCGAACTGCAGGCCGAGAGCGTGCTCGGCGAGATCGCCGCGATCGTGCACTTCGACATCCGCCGGCTGTTCACGCAGGAGGGTTCGCTCAAGTCGGTGCACGAGCTCGACGACGCGACCGCCGCGGCCGTCAGCAGCGTGAAGGTCACGCAGAACGCGGCCGGCCAGATGGTCACGGAGATCAAGGCGTGGGACAAGAACACGGCGATCGGCAACGCGATGAAGCACCTCGGGCTGTTCGAGCGCGACAACAAGCAGCAGGCCGATGCCGCCGCTGAACTCATGGCGCACGTCGCTGCTCACAATCAGGCGCTACAGGTGGCGAACGCGTGCAAGCCAGTATCACTGACGCCTCGCCCTGGCACGACCAGCGATGGCGCCTCAGCAACCTCTACTGGGTAATCAACGAGAAGGGACAGGAGTTCCCGTTCCGCCCGAACGGCGCGCAACTGCGGCTGCTCGATGACCTCTGGTACCTGAACGTCATCCTGAAGTCGCGGCAGCACGGCTTCACGACGTTGATCGACCTCGTGATCCTCGACACCGCGGTCTGGAACGCGCGGCAGAACCTCGGGATCATCGCCCACGGCCTGCGTGAAGCGCAGGAGATCTTCCGCACGAAGATCAGCTACCCGTACTCGAAACTGCCCGAGGCGATCAAGGCGCAGGTGGCGCCGACGACGCACTCCAAGACGGACCTCGAGCTATCGAACGGGAGCCGGATCGCGGTGGGGACCTCGATGCGATCGGGGACGTACCAGATCCTGCACGTGTCCGAGTTCGGAAAGATCAGTCGGCGGTTCCCGGACCGCGCGACCGAGATCGTCGCCGGCTCGTTCAACGCCGTGCACCCCGGGCAGTACGTCTTCGTCGAGTCCACGGCAGAGGGCCGGGACGGGTGGTTCTACGAGATGGTGCAAACGGCCATGAAGGCGCGGCTGTCGGGCAAGACGCTCACGCCGATGGACTTCCGGGCGCACTTCTTCGCGTGGCATCACGACGCGCGCAACCAGTTGGAGCCCGGCGACCTCGAGATCCCCGACCGGCTCGCGAAGTATTTCCGCGAGTTGGAGAAGGACCACGGCGTCGTGCTCACTGCAGCGCAGCGGGCGTGGTACGTGAAGAAGGAGGCCACGTTGCACGAACAGATCTTCGCCGAGTACCCGAGCACGCCGGACGAAGCGTTCAAGGCGGCGGTGGACGGCGCGATCTACGGCAAGCAGATGGCGATGCTCCGGGCGCAGTCGCGCATCGGCAAGGTGCATCTGGTGCCGGCGGTCCCCGTGAACACGTTCTGGGACTTGGGCAAGAACGACACGACAGCGATCTGGTTCCACCAGTTCGTCGGCGGGCGGCATCGCTTCCTGAAGTTCTTCGAAGACTCGATGCAGCCGCCGTCGCACTACTACCTGCAACTGCAGATGCTGCAGGTGGAGCACGGCTGGGTGTACGGCCGGCACTACATGCCGCACGACGCGGAGACGGTGACGCTGGGCTCGATGGGCAACAAGGACGGCCGCAGCGTGAAGGACCAGTTCGAGACGCTGGGGCTGCGCGACATCGTCGTGGTGCCGCGGATCACCGACATCACCCTCGGGCTGAACATGACCCGGGCGAAGTTGCCCGAGTGCGAGTTCGACGAGTCCGGGTGCGAGGACGGGATCAAGGCGCTGGAGAACTACCAGTTCGAGTACGACGAGCGGCAGGGCACCTTCCGCTCTCACCCGCTGCACAACTGGGCAAGCAACGGCGCCGACGCCTTCCGGCAGTGGGCGCAGGGCTGGACGCCGGCGACCGGCGGGTTCAAGCGCTCGAAGCGGATGCAGCGAAGCCACCGGACGGTGTGAGACGGATCAACGACAGAAGGCCCCGCACGGGAAACCGGCGGGGCCTTCGTCATTCTGGAGTCAGGCGATGGGGATGGTTCTCGGCGGCAAGAACGCACGGTTTCAGCGGGTGCATGGCGACGTCGTCGCGAGCTATCAGTACGTGAACGACGAGCGCGCGATGGTGCTGTGGCCGCGCTTTCGCAAGGGCGGGACCGCGTTCATCGTCTGCGACTCGGCCGCGTTCAAGTACGCCGACCCGCACTACCTGGCCGAACAGGCGAAGGTGGCGTGCGAGCTGTGGGGCTGGGAGCCGGCGCCGGACCAGTGGTTCAAGATCGCGAAGATCATCGACGAGGGTCTCGCCGACCTCGTGAAGATGCCGCCCCCGCCCGCGTCGCTGGCGCCGCAGGGGCCGAGTGTCGGGGAGGCGAGCCTCATCCTCGGCGGACGGACCATCACGACGGGCGAGATCACGGCGCCGACGCCCGATGAACTCAGCCGCTACCAGCGGGCCACGCACTGATGGCATCGATCGAGAACTACCGGGTCGAGTCGGGCGCCTCGTCGCTCGAACGGCAGTTGGAGGCGGAGGCGGCGCAGGACCTGAAGCCGATGGCGCCGAAGAACTCGCTGGACTCGGAGGACTCGCGGCGCCTGCATCGCAAGGTGCTGGACTGGTGGTACGAAGAGCGCGAGAAGCAGTCGGTCAACCGCTACCAGATGGCGATCGACCAGGACTTCTACGACAACATCCAGTGGAGCCCGCAGGACGCGGCCGAAGTGTCGTCGCGAGGTCAGGCGCCCGTCGTCTACAACGAAGTGGCGCCGATGATCGACTGGATGATCGGCACCGAACGCCGGACCCGCGTCGACTGGAAGATCGCGCCGCGCAGCCCCGATGACGTCGAGGCCGCGGACGCGAAGACGAAGGTCATGAAGTACCTGTCGGACGTGAACCGCTCGCAGTTCGTGCGCTCGCGGGCCTTCGCCGAGTCGGTGAAGGTGGGCGTGGGCTGGATCGAGTCCGGCGTGCGCGCCGACCCGACGCAGGAGATCATCTACTCGCGGCAGGAAGACTGGCGCTTCGTGCTGTGGGACTCGTGCGCGATGGAGACGGACCTGTCGGACGCGCGCTACCTGTTCCGGTGGCGCTGGGTGGACCTCGACATCGCCGAGCAGATCTTCCCGAAGCGGCGCGAGCAACTGCGCCGTGCCGCGGCGTCGACCACGCTCTCGGGCGAAGAGGACGACGACTTCTGGTACATGGGCCAGCACTACAGCTCGCGCGACGCGGCGGGGCAGGTGATGGACCGTCGGACCTACATGGCGGATGCCGGCGTGGTGGGACGTCGCCGCCAGCGGGTGAAGCTCATCGAATGCTGGTACCGCGAGCCGACGAAGACGCGGATGGTCTACGGCGACCCCGCCCTCGAAGGGCGCGTCTACGACGAGGCCGCGCCGGATCCGCAGGTGCATGAGGCCGTGCAGTCCGGCCGCGTCGGCGTGGTCGAGCAGGTGATGATGCGCATGCACGTGATGGTCTTCACCGAGACCGACGTGCTCGCGCAGATGCCGTCGCCTTACCGGCACAACAAGTTCCCACTGACGCCCGTCTGGTGCTACCGACGCGGTCGAGATCGCATGCCCTACGGCGCCATCCGCCGGGTGCGCGACATCCAGGAGGACATGAACAAGCGCGCGAGCAAGGCGCAGTTCCTGTACTCGACGAACCAGATCATCGCCGACAAGGAAGCGGTGGAGGACTGGGACGAGGCGCGCGAAGAGGTCGACCGCCCCGACGGCGTGATCGTCACGAACCCGAACAAGCGCTTCGAGATCCGGCGCGATGCCGAGATGGCGCGCGGGCACATGGAATTCCTCGCGCTCGATGCGCAGAAGATCCAGCGCAACAGCGGCGTGAACGACGAGAACCTCGGCCGCGAGACGAACGCGAGCAGCGGCGAGGCGATCAAGGCGCGGCAGATTCAGGGCAGCGTCACGACGACGGAGCCATTCGACAACCTGCGCCTCGCGACGCAGATCGACGGCGAGAAGGTGCTGTCGCTGGCCGAGCAGTTCATGACCATGCCGCGCGTGATGCGCCTCATCGGTGAACGCGGCAAGTGGGACTGGACGAAGATCAACGAGCCGGTGCTGCAGCCGGACGGATCGGTGCGGTTTCTGAACGACATCACCGCCAGCCAGGCGGACTTCATCGTCAGCGAGCAGGACTTCCACGGCACGCTGCGGCAGGCGATGTTCGACGCGATGATGGGGCTCGTGTCGCGTGCCGGCATCGTCCCGGAACTCGCGATGCGCCTGATGCGCATGGCGTTCGAGTTCAGCGACTACCCGAACAAGGACGAGATCGTCGCCGACCTTCGCCGCATGTCGGGCGAGCCGGACCCGGCGAAGGAGCCGACCCCGGAAGAGCAGCAGGCGCAGCAACTCCAGCAGCAACTGCAGATGGAGACGATCGAGCGCAACCGGAAGATGGCCGACCTCGAGGTGGAGCGCGTGGCGGCCGAGGTTCGCGAGATCAACGCGAAGGCCGCGCAGATCGCGGGCGGGTCGCCCGACGCGGCGATCGAGCAGCAGGTGCGCGCGATCCAGGAGCAGGCCGCGCAGAAGATGGACGCGATGGCGCAGGAGATGGCGAAGCTGCGCAACGATGCCGACACCCGGACGATGCAGATCAACCGCGAGGCCGATGTGAAGGTCGAGGTCGCGCGCATCGAGGCCGATGCACAGATCCGCGTGGCCGAGCTGGAGAAGGAAGCCGCCGACACCTTCGCCGCGCTGCAGAAGCAGATGGACGTGCTCGGCGATCAGGTGGCGGAAGCGCTGAAGAAGCGCGAGGACGAGGGCGAGGACGCGAAGGCGGAGAAGGTGAAGGAGCCAGAGGCCGCGGCGCCAGCGCCGGCCGCTCCGCCGCAGACGACCATCGTCTTCGAGACCGGCGCGATTCAGGTGGACGCCAAGTCGCCGCCCGTCTCGAAGACCGTGGTCGGGAAGGACTCCGCCGGAAACCGGATCGAACTGACCATGAAGCCGCAGAACCCCGAGAAGGATGACGCATGAACGTCCGGCACTGGTTGATCCAGTTGTTCATCGCGCTCGACCAACTGGCGAACGTCCTCATCACGCCGTTCAACGCCGGCGCATGGGCGGACGAGACGATGTCGTCGCGCGCCTATCGCATGTGGCACGACCGCCGGCCGTGGGGTCGCGTGCTCATGCCCATCATCGACACCCTGTTCTTCTGGCAGCACGAGCACTGCGCGCACTCGTACATGGCCGAGCGCAAGCGCCTTGAACTGCCGCCCGAAATGAGGACGCTGCCCGAATGACCCCTGAGCAGATCGCCACCCTGCACGCCGAGTTGATCGCCGACCCGACGAATGCCGGGTACGCGCAGTACATCCCGGATGCGCCGGGCATGATCGCCGAGATGCTGACCAAGCAGACCACGATCATGCGCAAGCCGGCCTACTACACGGCCCGCGGGTTGCTGGCGGATATGCCGCTCGACGAGGTGCGTGCGTTGCTGACGTGCCTCAAGTTGGCCGCGGCGCAGGACCCGGTCGTGGAGGTGGCGTACGACACCTTGAAGACCGTCGGACTCGACGTCGCGCACCCGAACATCGGGCTGATGCTCGGGCAGTTCGTGGCGCTCGGGATGATCGAGCAGGCCGTCGCTGACAGCGTCGAGGCGCTGACGATGCAGCCGGCGAGCCGGGCGGAGGTTCTGCTGGGCGTCGGCAAGGCCGTCACGACGACGGACGTGATCGCCGCGATGGAGGGCTGAGATGAGCATCGCAAGCTACGGCACCGCGACGGCCTTCTCGAACCAGGCCGGGCTGAACAGCCTCACCGCGACCTCACTGGTCAGCATCGGCGTCATCGACAACACGAGCGAACTCGCCGACGACTACTTCGTCGAGATCGTCATCGCCAACATCTCCGAGACGGGCAACAAGCAGGCGCTGGTGTACGTGAGCAGCAGCGTCGACGGTACCAACTACTCGGACGCGACGAGCGGCGCGACCAACCTGAAGTACGTGGGCCGGCTCGACCTCAACGGATTGACCGCCGCCGGGCGCTCGATCGCGCTGGCGCTCGCGCATCTGTTCGGCGGGATCATGCCGCCGAAGGTCGAGGTGTACGTGAAGAACGACGCGGGCGTCACGTTCGCCGGGTCCGGCAACACGGCGCAGTACCGTAGCGTCAAGTTCTAATGGCTGCACGGCGCGGCGCCGCGCGCAGATGGACTGCGCAGGCTCAAGTCCCGGTCGAGATCGATTGGGGCAGCCCGCTCTCGCGCGACCTGCTGTATGCGGGCGGCTTCAGCACCGAAGCCGATCGAGGGCTCACCGACGGGTCGTCTTTCTTCGATCGGTCCGATGCGCTGCTGCACAACATCGCCGGGCCGCGTGGATCGCTGCACGGGTACTACCTCGACAACGTCCCGCCGCGCATCGTCGAGCCCTACGGCGTCGCCTCGTACTTCAACGGCAACGCCGACGGCTACACGACAGGCAAGGCGTACACCCTTGACCTGACGGGCGTCGCGAACGGCGCTGCGTCAGACGAATCGTGTCTGGTGATCTGCACGCCGGAGCAGTCGACTGGCTCGCAGAACATCATGGGGTTCTCGACCGTCTGGTCGACATCCCTTTCGGACTACGGCCGAGGCATCGGGATCGAGTCCGGTCAGTTCATGGCGTGGGGCGCCAGCGCGGTCAACCTGAAGCGCCGATACGGAACGCTCACCACGCTGGGCGAGCCGGTCGTGCTGGCAGCCAGATTCGCTGTCGACGGCTTCCTGATGGTGAACGGAGTCGTCGTCTCGTCCGGTGATATGTCCCATTCGTGGGGCTACAAGTTCGCGGTCGGCAACGCCATTGCCACGGTCGAATCGAACGCCAGCGCGCCGTTCAAGGGGTCGATCGGGCCGCGGCTCTGGTGGCGGCGCGGACTGTCGATCGATGAGCTGACGCAACTCAGCGACAACGCATTCGCGATCCTCCGGCCGATGCGTCGGAGGACATCGGCGGCGTCGTCGTCTGGCGCAACCATCAACGCCACCGCCAGCATCACCGACGCCGATGACACGATCAGTGCCGCGGCGACGGCTGATGTCGCGGTCTCCGCGAACTTCACGGACGCAGCGGACGCGACCAACTCGGCCGGCGCGATCAGCATCGACGCAGCGGTCAGCGTCACCGATGCAACCGACGCCACCAGCGCCACGAGCACTGTCTCGATCGCGGCTGCGCTGTCCGTCACCGACGACGCGGACAGCATCACGAGCGCCGGCACCGTCGGCTTCACCGGCATCACGGCTGACGCGGCCATCACCGACACGGCGGACTCGATCACCGCCGCCGGCACGGTGTCGATCGCGGCATCCGCATCGATCGCCGATGCGACCGACGCAACGAACGCCGCGGCTGCCGTCGCGCTGTCTTCCTCGTTCTCCGTCACCGACTCGACCGACAGCATCAGCGCAGCCGGAACGGTGGGCGGATCCTTGTCCGGGCTCACCGCCGCGGAGATCGCCGCCGCCGTGTGGGCCGAACCGCTGTCAGGCGCGACGACGGCCAGCCAGATCCTGTCCGGCATGGCGGACCTTCTCCGCGACCGCGGATACCTACCCTAGGAGTCAGCATGACGATCCAACTTTCCGTCGCCGTTCGCAACGCGCAGGCGGATGTGTTCGAGTCCACCACCGGCACCGCCGCCAAGCTGCAACTCCGCAGCGGCGCAGCGCCAGCCAACTGTGCGGCCGCCGACAGCGGCACGCTGCTGTGCGAGATGACCCTGCCGAGCGACTGGCTTGCGGCTGCATCGAGCGGCGCAAAGACGAAGTCTGGCACCTGGTCCGGCACCGGCGACGCTGGCGCAGGCGCTGGCACGAACGCCGGGCACTTCCGCATCAAGGACTCGACGGGCGCCACCTGCCACATGCAGGGCACGATCACCGTCACCGGCGGCGGCGGCGACATGACCCTCGACAACATCAGCATCGCGAGCGGTCAGGCCGTCGCGGTGTCGAGCTTCAGCTACACCCGCGGCAACGCCTGATGTGCCGACCCTCGCCGAGATCGTCGATGCCGTCTGGTCGACGGAGATCCAGCCGGGGCTAACCGCCCGCGAGATCCTTGCAGCCTGGCTGCGATACGAAGAAGCAGGCGAGGGCGGAACGACGGTAGGCGGCCATGCGATCGGCCCCGCCTGGCAGGACATCGATCGCATCCGGCGGCGCGACGATGCGTACGGCGCGCTGCGGGACTGGCATGAAGCGCGGCGGGAATCACCGGCCGCGCGGACGTACGACGAAGCGCCGACCGACGCGGAGCTACCGGCGCCGACCACAGTCGGCGGCTACACCCCGATCGACATCGACGCGCGGATCGCCGCGCAGCAGCAGCGCGCCGCGGCGCCAGCGGTCGCGACCATTCAACGGAAGGCGGCAGTCGAAGAGCCGGCGGGCATGAACAGCCTGCTGCTCGCGGCAATGGTCGCGCTACTCGAGGACGAGGACTATGAGTGAAACGATCAACATCCAGTCGGCGTTGAGCTACGCGCGAGGGATCCTGTTCGGGACGAAGGACGGGGATCCGACAAAGGGCGAGACGGTGGATGTGGTGAATGGGGCGGCGAAGGTCTACACCGCGTCGCTCGCGGCCGGCGAGAACCAGACGCTGAACGCCCAGGAGCAGATCCCCGCCAACGAGTACGTGTCCGGCAGCCTGAGCGGCGTCACGTCTGGCACTGCGTTCACGCTGGGCGCAGTAGGCGCGGCTGGCGACTATCTCGACGACATCGTCATCCGCGCGGACGGCACCACGACGATGTCGGGTTACGTCGTCATCACCGACGGGTCGACGACCATCGACGCGCTCAAGACTGCGGTCCCGGCAGATAACGCAGCCGTCACGATTTCGGTCAAGGCGAAGTCGAAGAACGGCGCGTGGAAGATCACCTGCACCGCGACCACGATGGCGAACGTGAAGTACGCAGCCAAGGGGCTGTTCTCGTAATGGCCCAGCTCGTAGGTGCGTACCACTTCCCGGGATGGGTGATCGGAGAGCCGAATATCACATGGCGTCCGAACCCTTGGGCGGCCGCCGACACGACGAACAACATCTACATGGGCGACCCGGAGTTCGCTGGTCGCATGCCTCTGCCCGGGTACTACAACGAGGCACAGAAGTGGGTGGCCGACTGGGCGATCAACGAGGCCGCGGATGCAGGCATCGACTTTTTTGCCGTCGATGTTTACTGGGATTCGGTGAAGCCGTTCCACCACCGCCCTTTCGAGCAGATGCTCGCTTCAAAGTACGCGCATCGCATGAAGTTCGCGTTGCTCTACGCTAATCCCCCCGGCGCTGGTGTCGCGACACTCGCAGCATGGCGCGCGTGCGTGGACTACTGGATCGAGAAGTATCTGCGGCATCCGCAGATGCTCAAGATTGGCGGCAAGCCGGTGGTCATGATCTTCGACACGGACGGCGGGTTTCGTCAGCCGAGCTGGGTCTACAAGCAGTACCCAACCAAGTCTTTCTGGGGCGACTGGAAGACGGGCCTCACCTACTACGTCGGCAACATCGTCCGCGACATGACGAACAACCTCGGCAGTGGAGTGGCCGCGTACTGGGAGTGTCTGACCACGCACACGGCAGGTGCCACGATGTCAGCGCATTCGGCCAACTGGCAGTTCAGGAACGCATCTCCTGCCCGTGTCGACTTCGGCACCTCCATGACCGAAGCGCTCAACGATGCGCGGTCTCGCGCGGTCGCCGCCGGCCTTCCGGGCATTCACTTCGTCGGCATCCAGCAGGCGCACCCGTACTGGCTTGGCCCGAGCAGGATGCTGGAGCTTGCAGGCTTCGACGCCATCTCGTCCTACGCCATCCGCTACACGTACACCGGGGTCAACTGGTCGACCGAGGCGGCGACCCAGACAGCTCGGGCCGAGAGCTACAACGAGCTATGCACTATGGCTGAATCGCAGTGGGACTTGGCTCTGACGCAGTCGAACTCGAACATCCCGTACTACCCGCTCTGCATGGCCGGATGGGATCGCCGCCCGTGGATCGCGCCCGCGAGCCGATACCCAACAGTCGACACGAACACGGCTCGCGCCGACGCACTGTGCGCAGGCAGCCCGGAGCGGTTCGCCCAGCACCTCGCACAGGCCAAGCTGCGCTTGCAACAGTACCCGACCAAGACGGGCGAGATCGCCATGATCTACGCATGGAATGAATTCGGCGAGGGCGGCTACCTAGCGCCAACGGTCGGAAGAGGTCGCGCAATGGGTGATGCGGTCAGGACGACGTTCGGCAAGACACCCGTGCCGCGAGCAACTCGCGCAACCGCCGCCGCCCGCTCGGCAAGGGGTGGGTGATGGCGACCTACTACCTCGACAACAACCGCGGTAGCGACAGCAACAGCGGCACGTCGCCATCCGCACCTTGGAAGAACCTGTCGAAGATCGCAGCGGTGACTGGCGCGACGGCAGGAGATGCCTTCCTGCTCGCGGACGACTCGTCATGGGTGCTGACGCCATCGACGCGCGTATTGCCGCCGACGACGTGGACTGGCGCTCAACACAATCCGGTTGTCATCGGGAAATACAGCCCGTCGAGCCAGTCGGTCGGGCAGCGCCCTCGCATCATCTGCAACGTCGAGACTGCGCGCGGCGACTGGACGTACAACGCCGGCCTCAACGGATGGACGTACCTGTACCCGACTGCACACATCAACCGCGCCGTGCTGTTGCGGCTCGGCGACTCATGGCTCGCGAACACCTACGACATGACGGCCGGTGCCGCAGTCGAGTCAGTCAATGGCCGGTTCAACATCGGCGCCGATGCGCAGACGGTCATCCTCTACGCACCGGCCGGGGTGAATCCCATCGACTACTACGGCAAGGTGGTGGTCAGCGCACAGGCATCCGGCGCGATCACGCTCTCATCGGGCCGGAAGTGGATCACCGTGCAAGACATCGCGTTCACGGAATCGGGCTGCGGCGTGCTGCTGTACAGCCAAGACGCGCTTGAGGCCGGGTTCGTAGTCCGGCGCTGCCTGATGCAGACGGGCGGATCGCTTGTGGTTGCGAATGCGGCAACCCCGGGGAACCTTCGCGCATGGATTCGCGACAACGAGGTCTACGATTTCGGCGCTGTTGGTATCCATGCGAATTCGATTGGCGGGGCCGGCATTTCGTACGCGGAGATCAGCGGCAACCGCGTCGAGAATGGCGTGCGGGGTTGGGCGCAGGCCGGCATCTATGTGCAGGTGCGCAACGCGGCTCGGGACGGCATCTGCAAGGTTCTCTACAACGACATCTCAGGATGTCGGTGGGGCACGCAGGGCAAGTCCCTCGATGGCAGTGGCATCTACCTCGAAACCGGCGCAGACGGCGTATTGGTCGCTGGAAACGTGATCCACGACCAATACTGCGCGATCCAAGACAACAGCGGCCGACGCAACACCCTGACCGGCAACCTCGTCTATAACTGCCGGCTCGGCGTGCGCGTGAGCGATCAGAGTGGCAACAATCAGTCGGACCACCGCAGCTACAACAACACGTTCATCGTCGGCGATGAGCGGCAGACACCGACCGAGTTCGGCTCTGCGCAGGGGCAGGAGTATCCGGGGTACTGGATGTACAAGACGGCGAGCACGCTCAACGTCACGGCGAAGAACAACCTGTTCCTCAAGGCCGGCGCCAGCCGTGGCCGCGCCGTGTTTGGACTGCCGGATGTCTACGCGACGAGCACCTACGACTTGTCTGGAAACTGGGTCTACGGCTTCGAGGCGAATTCGCTCAAGGCCGGCGACAACACCGCGCCCAGCCCGGCTCCGACAATCGCGCACGCGGGCACATCGGACCCGTCGCCCTATCTCGACGCCGACTACCGCCTCAAGACGACCATCCCCATCGGCGGCATCCCCATGCCCAACCCACTGCGCAACGCCGGCACCTACGTGCAAGGCGTGACGCTGCGCAACGGCCGCACCCAGCCGGGCATGACGCCGATCGGGGCGTATCAGGTGGGGAGGTATTGAGATGGCGACGATCTACGTTGATCCGAGTGCGGCGACGAATGGCTCCGGTTCGTTTGCCAGTCCTCGCAACATCCCGCCGACGAGTCTCGCCTACGGCGACATCGTGCTCTTCAAGGAGGGCACAGCACTAGCCGGGGGTTGGATTATGCCCGCCCCGTCAGGCGTCGGATCGGACGCGAACAGGGTCACCATCGGAACGTATGACGCGACTACTGGGGCGCGCATCTCGTCGCTGACTCGTCAGGCGACGATCAACGGGACGGGCAGCCTTGATGCCCTCCGCATCAACTACGACTATGTGACGGTCGATGGTCTCTATCTGCGCGAAGCCCGCAACGGGCCGAACGCATGCCTGCGAGTCATGAGCTGCTCTTACGTGACCGTCCAGAACTGTCGGGTTAACTGCGGCACGACCACGGGTGGAGCCTACGGAATACTGTTCGACAATGCGACCGGCTCAGGCGCAGCCCGCTCGAATTGGAAGATTCTCAACAACATCGTCGAAAGGACCACCGGGAACTCTTCGATCATGTGCGTCTGGAGTTCAACGGCCGGCGAGAACGTGACCGACATCACAATCTGCGACAACGTCGTGCATGGCAATCCGGCAGCTATCTCAGCCGCAGTCAACATGGGCATCCGCGTAATTGCCCGTCAGGCGTCTCTCAATCCGAACCGTTCCGGCTTCTGCGCCAGAGGCGTCCGCATCGAGCGCAACTACGTGCACCACACGCACAGCTATGCGTACGCGCTGTCCGGAGTTATTGCCGGGGGAACGCAGGACAACGTCTTTCGGGGCAACTTTGCGTACGAGACTGGGGACGGCAATACCGACGCGCACTGCATGTGGTTCGGCTGCTGCGAGGACTTCCTGATCGAGGAGAACGTCGTCGATGGCAGCTACGCGCAAGTCGGCGCCAGCGTCGGAACGGGCGTTGGGATTTTCGTCGATAAGCCGTACGACAACATCGACGGGTCAAAGCGCCTGCTGATCCGGCGCAACGTCATCCGTAATGTCGGGCGTGGAGCGAGCCTCAACTTAGAAGTGGGTGGGGGCGGGATTGCTGTGTTCCTCTCTTCCGACATCGACATCGAGTCCAACATCATGGACGGGTGCGCGAACGGCATCGTCGTGATTGGGTGGTATGGGGGAGTCGAGGACGGTTCAGGGGGCACTCCAAGCAACACCATCAAGGTTCGGAACAACGTCGCCTCCAATTCGCGCGGCACAAGTTTCTATGTCGTGAAAGATGCGCGGAACGTCTCGCTGCTCAACAACATCTCATACGGCGGTGTGTACGGATTCGGGCTTCAGAACTCCGGAGTGCTGCCCGTGGTGACCGGGTACTCCGAGTCCAACAACCTCGTGTTCGGCGCGACGACGTACTCGTTCATGGGCAGCAACGAGCCCGAGGCCGCAACGCCGGCCTACTCGTCTCGGTCTGCGCCGGCCAACTACCTCACCACCGACCCCCTCTTCGTCGACTCCACTCTCCCGTGGCTCGGCCTCAAGCCCGGCTCCCCCTGCCAGTCCGCTGGCGCCTACATCCAAGGCGCTCGGGACCGCTACGGCCGGCGCTACCTCAACCCGCCCAACATCGGCCCGTGGGCCGTCATCGGGAGATAGCCATGCGCTACCTGCTCATCCCCCTGGCGCTGCTCGCCGTCGCCTGCACGCCCGACGCCTACGCTGCCGACCGCAACCCGGCGGTGCGCGCCGCGTTCATGCGAGCGCACCCGTGCCCGGCGAACGGCAAGCGCATCGGCGCCTGTCCCGGCTACGTCGTCGACCACGTCATCCCGCTGTGCATCGGCGGGGCGGATTCCGTGCGGAACATGCAGTGGCAGACGGAGGCCGACGGTCTCGCGAAGGACAAGCTGGAATGGAAGCAGTGCCGGGCCAAGCGGGGCGCCGTCCCGCCCGAGAATCGATAGGAGAACGTGATGGCAGCGAAGGGCCGCAGCAGGAGCCGGGCAATCGGCATGGACATGCAGGGCTGGGAGGCCGAGGAAGATCTCCGTGTCTTCCAGCGCTACTGCGAGATCAAGAAGGACCCGAAGCGCATGGCGCGAGTGAAGGAGCTCGCGAAGGAACGTCTGCAGGAAATGGCGGCGATCGCCGTCGAGACTGACGAGAAGGAGTAACGCAAGCATGAATGAACAGGACCTGGGTTGGCTGTCTCCTGAAGAGCGCGCCGCGCTGGCCGGTGACGATGACGAGCGCGCCAACCTCGAGGACGTGCTGAACGAGGCGGGAGACGATGGTGATGATGCGGACGAGACGGATGCCGGCGCCGAGACTACCGCCGCCGACACGACGCCCGAGACGCAGAGCGCTGGCGCGACGGATGACGGCGCCGACGATGACGCCGACGCCCCGTTCCAGCCGCAGTACGTGCCGCCCTCGGTCGAAGGGCTCGACGACAAGCTGACGGCGCTCGACGCGCAGCGCAACGAGGTCGTGCAGCAGTTCCGTGACGGCGACCTGAGCGTCGACGACATGGACGCGAAGCTGCGCGAGATCGGCGCCGAGCGCGATGCGCTCATGACCGAGAAGACGAAGGCGGCCGTGGTGTCCGAGCTGGCCGCGCAGTCGTCGCAGCAGCAGTGGCAGTGGGAGGTGCAGCGCTTCCTGAAGACGGTGAAGAAGGAAGAGGGCATCGACTACCGCGCCGACTCGGACCTCGGCAAGAAGTTGAACACCGCGCTCGACTTCACGGTGAAGTTGCTCGCGAACGACCCCGAGAACGCCTCGCGCGAGAACGACTGGTTCCTCGAAGAGGCGCACCGGATCACGAAGGCGCGCTTCAACCTGGGTGCCGCGCCGGCCAACACGGACAAGCCGAAGCCCGCGGATCCGAAGGCCGATGCTGTCAACGCCCGGCGCCCCAACCTGCAGGCCGTGCCAAAGACGCTAGCGCATGTGCCGACCGCGGGGTCGGACGACGGCGCCACCGGTGATAGCGAGTTCGCGCATCTCGAACGCCTCGACGGCATGGCGCTGGAGTCCGCTGTTGCGAAGATGTCGCCTTCTCAGCAGGAACGCTGGGCGCGCGCCGGATGACCGTACGTGCGCTCACGCTCGACGTGCGCGTCGGCGAATCGGTATCGATCGACCGCGGCAAGATCACGGTGACAGTCGAAGAAAAGTCAGGACAGCGTGCGCGCCTGCGGTTCATGGCGGACGACACCGTCGTCGTGAAGAAGGTCGGCGTGGCGACGAAGGCCGGACCGGATCAGGCGCGGCAGGGAATCAACTTCAAGTAGCCCCACCGTGCAGCAGTTTCCGCAGGGCATCGGCCCCGCGGGTAGCGCCGCCTTCGGGCGGCGTTTTCAATGGCGCGCAGGAGTGCGCCGGAACCTCAACCGTTCTTGGAGCACTCCTCTATGAAGACCATCGTGGGCCTTGGTGATGCCAAGGCAGTCAAGAAGTACAGCACGTTCCTGGCTGTGGATGTCGGCCGCGAGTCCTACTTCAACCGGAAGTTCATGGGCGTGGGCGAAGATGCACAGACCCCGCTGCAGACGCTGCCGGATCTGGAGTCGGACGCCGGCGAGAACATCAGCTACGACCTGTGCATGCAACTGCGCATGCAGCCGATCGAGGGTGACAACACGCTCGAAGGCAACGAAGAGGACCTGAAGTTCTACAGCGACTCCGTCTACATCGACCAACTCCGCGGCGGCGTGAACACGGGCGGCCGGATGACGCGCAAGCGCACCATCCACGATCTGCGCCAGATCGCGCGCCGCCGTCAGGGCGAGTGGTGGGCGCGCGTCTTCGACGAACTGTTCTTCATGTACCTGTCGGGTGCGCGGGGCACGGGCACGGACTACATCTACCCGACGAGCTTCACCGGGTTCGCGTCCAACTCGTTCGTCGCGCCGGACTCGCAGCACATCCTGTACGGCGGCAGTGTGGCCGGCAAGTCGTCGATCACGTCCTCGCACGTCATGGACCTGTCGATCATCGACCGCGCCGTCACGCGCGCGGCCAGCATGGGCGGCGGTTCGAGCGGCGTGCCGTCGATGCAGCCGGTGCGTATCGAGGGCGAGCAGCACTACGTCCTCGTGATGCACCCGTTCCAGGAGCACAACCTCCGTCTCGCGACGGCGTCGGGCGGCACGTGGTTCGACATCCAGAAGAGCGTGACGACGCAGGCCGGCAACAAGTCGCCGATCTTCTCGGGCGCGCTGGGCTGGTACCGCGGCGTGGTGCTGCACTCGCACAAGGCGGTCATCCGCTTCAGCGACTACGGCGCCGGCACGAACCTTCCGGCGGCTCGCGGCCTGTTCATGGGTCGTCAGGCGGGTGTCGTGGCCTTCGGCTCGCCGGGCACGGGTCTGCGCTTCGACTGGCACGAAGAGGCGCGCGACAACGGCAACCAGGCGGTCATCTCGACGGCGACCATCTGCGGCGTGAAGAAGACGGCGTTCACGATCGACGGCACCTCGCGTGACTTCGGCGTGATCGCGCTCGACACGTACGCGGCCGACCCGGGTTGATGGGTGACGGGCCGTCCTCGTGACGGCCTGACCCTCCCCAGTTTCCTTCTTCACGTTTCAGGAGCAACACATCATGGCAATTCTTCAGACGGACTACGCCAAGGGCATCCGCCCGATGCCGGTCGCCCAGGGCGCGGAAGTCATCGCCGTACGCATGGAGTATTCGCTGGCCGCGGCACTTGCCGCGTCCGACGTGATCGAGTTCGGCTTTCTGCCGGCGGATCACGTGCCGGTGGATTACCTCATCGACACGGACGACCTCGACTCCGGCGCGACGATCACGACGGACTTCGGTCTGCTCACGTCGGCGGGCACTGCGGTGTCGACGGCAACGGCCGACGGTGGCGCGAAGTGGCTGTCGGCCGACACCGGCCTGCGCTCCGCGACGAACCTGCGGCCGACGGCGAACACGATCACGCGCGTGCAGCCGTCGTCCTCGAACCGGAAGGTGGGCATGGTGATCGCCGCCGGCCCGTCGACCGCGACGACCGGCAAGATCGGCGTGACGCTGCTCTACCGGGCCGCGAAGTACGGTCAGTGATCTGACTAGGTGGCAGTGACGAAGGGCGCGGGCCATCCGGTTCCGCGCCCTTTTCTTTTCCGAGAGGGCAACGATGAAGATTCTGAGCAAGGTGGCCCGGGTCCCGGGCGAGGTCGTCGAACTGGACGGCAAGCTGTACGGCTTCGAGCGTGACGAGGACGGTCGCCCGTACTGCGAAGTGCAGCACGCCGGCCACATCGGGATCCTGCTGGCGATCCGCGAGACCTTCGAGGTTCACCCCTCCGAACTGGACGCGGGCGTCACCGCGCCCGTCGTGGCCGCGCCGGCGCCGGCCGTGCCTGAGCCGGTGACGGAGATGGTCGACGACGACGAGCCCGACGAAGGCGACGACGCGGACGAGGACGTGGCGATCGAGGATCTCGGCATCGAGGCGCTGCGCACCGAGTACCAGCGGCTGACCGGCAAGGAAGCGTCGCCGAACGCGCCGGCACACATCCTCCGCAAGACGGTCGCGAAGCTGTCCAGCTCCGCGGCGGTGAACGGCTGACCGACGCGCCGTGGCCTACACGATTCAGCAGGTGGTGGACCGTGCACGCGGTCCGCTGAACGACGCCGCCGGCACGCGCTACTCCGACACGGATCTGCTGCGGTACGTGAACGACTGCGTGATGCAGTTGCGTCGCCGCCGGCCGGACCTGTTCTTCGGTCGGTACTCGGCGCTCCCCGGCGACAAGGTCATCTCGGACGCGCTGCCCATCGCCGACGAGTACATGCCGGCCGTCGTCGACTACGTGATTGCACGGGCCGAGACGCGAGACGACGAGCAGGCGCTCCAAGCCCGCGCGGCGCTCTTCTTCCAACTGTTCGAGGGGGAGGTGCGCGGTGGCTGACTGGAGCGCATGGTTCGACGAAGTGCTTCCCGATGTGCCCGGCTGCCCGCAGGACGTGGCGACGAATGCGATCCGCAACGCAGCCATCGAGTTCTGCGAGCGCTCGCGTGTCTATCTCGTGGATCACCCGCCGATCAGCGCCGTCGCCAATCAGGCGGCGTACGCATGGGCGCCTGGCGCGGGGCTCAAGGTGGTCCGCGCGGAGTCGGTCTGGTTCGACGGCGTGCCGCTCTCGCCAATCGCCAGCGACGATCTGGCGGCGCGCTATCCGAAGTGGAGCGTCGAGACCGGGACGCCGAAGTTCTACCTGCAGGAAGGGCTCGATGCCCTGACGCTCGTGCCCATGCCCAGCGCGGACATGGCGGACGCGATCACGGCGAAGGTGTCTGTGGCGCCGTCGCGCGCGGCGACCGGGATCCTCGACGCACTGTGGGAGCGCTACCTCGAGGCGATCGCATCCGGTGCGAAGGCTCGGCTCATGAGCATCCCCGAGAAACCCTACTCGAACCCGAAGGAGGCGGAGCGCCACGCGGCCGTCTTCGATGACGCGATCGCACGCGCCCGGCTCGCGGCGTTCCGCGGACATGGGCGCGCGCGCAACAACAGCAACCTCGGACGCCGGAGATTCCTCTGATGGCGAAGCAACTCTTCTCGAACTCGGCATCCTGCAAGCTCGGGGCCGCGATCACCGTGCTGACGGCGATCCCGACGATCACGCTGGAAGCCGGGCAGGGCGCCGAATTCCCGGCGCCGTCGGCGGGCGACTGGTTCGTCCTCGCGCTGTGGAAGGCGGACAAGTCGGCCTTCGAACTCTTCAAGTGCACGAGCCGGACGGGCGACGTGGTCACGGTCGATACCCGGGCCTACGACGGGTCGACGGCGAACACCTTCGCGACGACGGACTTCGTTTACTGCGTGGCGAATGCCGGGGCGTTCTCGGATCTTCAGGCCGCGCTTGCGTCCGTGGAGGCGAGTAACGCCACGTTGCAGTCCGACGTCACGACGTTACAGGCGGACGTCGCGAACAAGGTGAACGCGAACAACGGGACGCACACGGGGACGACCTCGGTGCAGACGCTCGCGGTGTCGGTGGCGGCCAGTGTCCCGACGCCGACGGCAGCGGCGCATGCGACGCGCAAGGACTACGTGGACGCGCGGCTCCCGGCAGGCTTCGTGTCCGCGTTCGCTGGCGGAACGGTGCCGTCGGGGTGGCTGGAGTGCAACGGCGCGAGCATTGCAGTGGCGTCGTACCCGGCCCTGCACGCGGCCATCGGCTACACCTACGGCGGCAGCGGAGCCTCGTTCAACCTTCCGGACCTGCGGGGCGAATTCATCCGCGGCTGGGCGCACGACAGGGGTGGCCATCTGGATTTCGGGCGGGCGCTTGGGTCGTTGCAGACAGACGAACTCAAGGCGCACACCCACACGGTCAACTATGCCGCCGGATACTCAGGGTCGCCCGGAACGACGTTGAGCGGAATGGCTGGGGCACCATCCACGCAGAACACCAGCAGCACCGGCGGCACCGAGACCCGCCCGCGCAACGTCGCGCTCATGTACTGCATCAAGGCCTGACATGGCCGTCGAATCCCTGCGAGAGTTCGGCGGCGGGCTCGTTCCGCGCGTCGATCGTCGGCTGCTGCGTCGGGACCAGGCGCAAATCGCGCAGAACGCGATCATCACGGCGGGCGCGCTGCTGCCGCTGAGGGCGCCGCTGGATGTCTACAACTCGTCGAAGGCGGGCAGTCTGCTGTCGGCGCACCGGCTCACCGCGACGGACGGCACCGACGTCTGGCTCGCGTGGACTGTCGATGTGGACGCAGTGCGCGCGCCGATCAGCGATGACCCGGACCAGCGCGTCTACTACACGGGCGACGGCGAGCCGCGGGTCACGAACCTGCCGATGGCGCGCGCGCTCTCGGACGACAAGTACCCGGACACCTGCTACGTGCTGGGCATCCCGAGGCCCGCGACGGCGCCCACGGTCGGGGCGGTGACGGGCGGCGTCGGGGCGACGGAAACGCGCAACTACCTCTACACGTTCGTGTCGGTCACGACGCAGTCGGACGGATCGGTGCTCGAGGAAGAGGGGCCGCCGTCGTCCGTCGGGACGCAGTCGGGAAAGATCGATGGGACGTGGCCCTTGTCGGGGATGCCGACCTCGCTGAACAACAGCAACACGATCACCAGCAAGAGCCATTCGTCGGGGATCTCGACGATCGGCGCCACGTCGACGGCGTACCTGCGCGTCGGCGAGTACGTGCGCGACGGCACCGCGCGCTTCCGCCTGACCGAGATCACGAGCGGGACATCGTTCAAGGTGGACGACCCGACGAACGCCTTCGCATCCTCCGGCACGTGGACGCGCGATGCGCCGCACAACACGAGCGGCATGGTCAAGCGGATCTATCGGCTGGCGGGCACGTCGGGCACGTACATGAAGGTCGCGGATGTCTCGCTCGCGACGGCGACGTACAACGACACGATCCTCGCGGCGAACCTGCCCGGCCCGGTGCTGGAGTCCGCCGCGTACTACCAGCCACCCACCGACCTGAAGTCACTCATCGCGCTGCCCAACGGGTGTCTCGTCGGGATCTCCGGGCGCAAGCTCTGTTACTCGGAACCGTACCAGCCGCACGCATGGCCGCCGACCTTTCAGAGATCGCTCGACTGGGACGGCGTGTCGCTCGGGTCGCTCGGGACGACCGTGGTCGTGACGACGGAGGGATCGCACTACGTCGCTACGGGGAGCGACCCGTCGGCGGTGACTCCTGAGCGCGCCGGTACCGTGTACCCCTGCATCGCGAAGCGCGGCACCGTCTCGACCGCCTACGGCGTGGCCTGGCCGACGCACGACGGCATCGCGATCCAGACGCCGTCGGGGGTGTCGCTTCTGACGAAGTCGCTATTCACCCGCCGCGAGTGGGACGACATCGACGGCACGACGATCGTCGCGGCCGCGTACGACGGTCGCTACGTCGCCACGTACCGCCCGCCTGACTCGACGGTCTCGAAGATGATGTTGATCGACCCGGGCGACAGCTCGGCGATGTTCGAGGCCACTCCCGAGGCGACCGGGCTCTATGCCGACCCGCGCACCGGTGCGCTGTACCTGCTCGCGAACGCGACCGTGCAGAAGTGGGATGCCGGCGAGCGCATGCAGATGGACTGGATGAGCGCCGAGTTCGTGCGCCCGTACCCGCTGAACTGGGGCGCCGGGAAGTTGGACCTGATCTTCGAGCAGACGGCAGAAGAGACGGCGGCACGGCAGGCGGCGTACGACGAGGTCGCGGCGGCGAACGTGGTCGTGTCGGCCACGGCGCACGGGTGGAAGGGCGGCGAGATTGCCGCGCACGCACTGTGCGATCTGCCGATCTGCAATCCGCCCCTCGCTGAACTGCCGGTGGTCAACTACGAGGTCTGCGGGTTCTACCTCTACTCGGACAACATCCCCGTGTTCTATCGGGTGGTCGCGTCGGAGCAGGCGTTCCGGCTGCCGTCCGGGTTCCTGACGGACAACTACGCGGTGCGCATCATCACGAACGTCGCGGTGCGCGGGATCCTGCTCGGGACCACCGTGCAGGCGCTGCGCGAGGGCTGACCGTGGGAATCCTCCGCTACCTCAGAAAGCCCAGCATCCCCAGCCTCACGGGCTGGCCCGAGGCGCTGCTGCCGGTGCTGCGGCCGATCAAGGAGACCATCGAGATCATCACCGGGCGCAGGGGCGAGAAGCTCGACCAGTTGTCCGGCGATGTGACCGTGGCCGACATCGCCTCCCGGGTGAACGAGATCATCCGCGTCCTCCAGGATGGCGCCAACGATGACGTGCTTGTGAACGGCGTCATGGCGCCGGCCGCTTCCCCGACGCCGAAGTACATCGCGATCGTCACGGCCCTGCCGGCGACCGGCTCGTACATCGACGAGATCGTCGTGCTCGCGTCCACGAAGACGCTCTACCGATGGACCGGCTCCGCGTGGGCCTGAGCCATCCCCCTGTATTCCTCCCGGAGGCACTGACATGAGTTTTCTGAAGAAGGCGGCAACCGCTGCGGCGACGGGCGGGTTCTCGCTGCTGCTCGGGGGCGGCGGCGACGGCGGGAGCGCGCCACAGGTGGATCCGCTCGTGGGGCAGAACGCCCGGACCATGAGCAGCATCGGCAATTCGCAGTACGCGTGGGCGAAGGACACGAACGCCCGGATCGCGCCGATGTTCGACCAGCTTACGGGCGCGGCCTCCGGCATCGGGCGGGACAGCGCGACGCGCAGCGACTCGCTCTGGCAGACGTACTCCGACGCGTTTGCGCCGGTGAACGACCAGGTGGCCGCGGACGCGATGGGCTGGGACTCGCCCGATGCGCTGGAGCGCGCCGCGAGCGAAGCCTCCGCCACGGTGGGCAAGTCGTACGCGCAGAGCGCCGGGCGGCGTGGCGCGATGATGGCGAAGTACGGCATCAACCCGCGGGACGCCGTGCAGCTCGGCGAGATGGCGAACCTGCAGCAGGCGACCGACGAGGCGACGGCGGCCAACGCGGCGCGCGAAGGTCGACGCAACATGGCGGTGCAGATGCGGACCGGCGCATCGCAAGTCGGGCAAGGCATCGCATCGACGGCGATGGGCGCGGATCAACTGGCGCTGTCCGGAACCGGTGCCGCGGCGAACATTGCGGCGACCGGCGTCAACACGCAGACGGCCGCGGTGGACAGCGCGATGCCGTGGCTCACCGGATCGAACAGCGCTCTGCTCGGGGTGAATCAACAGCAGATGACCGGCTGGCAGGCGTCGCAGCAGGCGAGTGCGGCGCGGGCCGCTGGCATCGGGCAGTTGATCGGCACGATCGGTGGGGCCGCGCTCGGCGGCCCGGTGGGGGCGTCTGTGGGTGGCGCGGTCGGGAAGACGGTCGCGACGCCGACGCCGACGACGCCGGCCCCGTCTACGTGGAAGTTCGGCTGAGGATCGGGCGATGAACATCGGTGGACTGGCAGCAGGACTCGCGCAGGGCATCAACGCCGGCGTGAACATGGCGAACACCGCGGCGGCGCGGGACAACGAGGCGCGACGGCTCGGCATCATGGAGCAGGGCGCGAAGCTCGAGCAGGAGACGCGGCAACGCGCGCTCGACAAGGACAAGCGGCAGGAGGCTGTGTACAGCGAACTCGCGCAACTGGTCGAGCAGGCGGGTGGCGCAGCGCCGGGACCGGAGGGCGCGAACCTCACGCCGGAGCAGCGGGTGTCGTTCGGGCTGCACTCGAACGTCGGGCTCATGAAGAACCCGGACTTCCTGAACAAGGCCGCCGGACTCTTCATGAAGGCGGGCATGCCGGAAGGGATCAAGTGGCTGGAGCATGGGCATGCCGCGTCGAAGGAGAACGCCGTGCAGATGACGCAGGCCCTGCTCAACGGTGACACGCATGGGGCGCTGACGGCCTACAACGCGAGCGGGAAGCAGGCCACCGCCATCGAGCCAGTGGTCGGCGCGGACGGGAAGCCGACAGGCAGGTACCGCGTTGTCCTGGGTGATGGTCAGGCTGCGGAGGTGGACCCGAAGGTGGCGTACCGGTCGCTGCTCTCGCCGTCAGAGTTCTTCAAGCTGCAGCGCGAAGAGAGCGAGACGGCGGCGAAGAACGAGTATTACCTCGCCGGCGCGGAAGCCCTGCGCGGCAAGAACCAGACGGCGGTGGACGTGGCCGCGACGCGGGCCGACGGATCGGTGCGCGCCGCTGGTGTCAACGCCGACGGCCGGGTGGAGGCGGCCAACGTCCGCGCCGACGCATCGGTGACGGCTGCTGGGATTCGGGGCGGCGGTGGCGGTCGTGGCCGCGGCACCGGTGGCGGCGGGACTGGGGCGCGCGCGAAGTGGATGGAGGATCTTGAGAAGTCGCTTCCGCAGACGGACGAACTCGGGCCGGACGGGAAGCCGAAGGTCGACGCGAAGACCGGCGAGCCGAAGCAGGCCGTCGACAAGTCGCTCGCCCCGGGGATCCGCGACCTCGCGCGCATGAACGACGAGTCACTCGACTTCGCGGGCGTCGCGCCGCAGGAAGCCGCCGACACCCTCGGGCAGATCGTGACGACGTTCAAGTCGACCGCTTCGGCGCCGGGCACTGCGCTCGACATCCTCGACGAGAAGTTCGGGCTCGTGTTCGGGCGCGACGGGGCGGGCGATGGCAAGTCGGTCGCCGTCAGGGTCGGCACCGCGCAGGACGGATCTCCGATCCTCGTCCGGCTGACCGACGCGCAGCAGAAGGTACTGCTCGCGGAGGACGCGAAGCGCCGGCAGAAGCAGGCGACCGACACCGAAACCGCTCGGATGCAGTCGAGGTTCCCAGCGGCGAAGTACCCGCCTCAGAAGCCGAAGGGCCGCGAGGCATCCGGCAAGATCGTTCGCCCGGCTGCGGCCGGTGGCATCCCCAAGAAGTGAGGACCTGATGGCCGAATCCCTGAGTCTGGACGAGTTCGACGCTGCCATCGGCGGCAAGCAGCCGCGCCTTCCCACCATCGACGACCTGAAGCGCGCCGCGGTCGCGAAGGGCATCAACCCGGACTTCGCCGTGTCGCTGCTGGGGCAGGAGTCCGGCGGCAACTGGGACTCGAAGGACAGCGCGAAGGGGGCGCGTGGCGGCATGCAGGTGATGCCCGGCACCTTCAAGGCGATGATGGGGAACGACGGGAACCCGGACGATCCGTGGGACAACATGGAAGCGGGCCTGCGCTACGTCGACTACGGCCGGAAGACGCTCGGCACCGACGACCCGACGCTGCTCGCGGCCGGCTACCACCAGGGCTACGACCGGCCGGAACTGAAGCGCGGCGTGATCGCCGACACGACCGACGGCGCGAAGCGCACCCGGGACTACGCCCGCGAGGTGACGGCGCGCATGGGCATCAATGCCGCGCCGCCCGAAGACGCCCCGCCAGCGAACCCCGCCGCCAAGCTGTTCCGCGAGTGGGAATCGCAGGGCCTCACGCCGAGTGGCGCGACGGCCCCGGTGCGTGGCGCAGTGGCCGCGACGGCGCCGAAGGCCGACGACGGCAAGGGCTTCCTGTCGCGCAATCTCGGCTACTTGAAGGACGACCTGAAGATCGGCTGGAACACGCTCGCGAACGCGTACGACGGATTCATGGCGAGCCAGTACGCGGAGTTGTTCGAGGCGAACAAGGCGAAGTACGGGGAGAACCCGGCCGACCCGAAGGTGGCCGAGAACCAGGCGGGGCTGAAGGCGAGCTACGACGCGCACATGGCCGATGTCGCGAAGCGCTCCGAAGAGAGCGCCGCGCTCCAGTCGCAGGGTCGGCCGGAGACGCAGCAGTTCCTGACCGGCGCGAAGGACAAGCCGTTCATGGAACAGGCTGCCATCCTGGGCGACGCGCTCGCGAAGAACCCGGTCGGCGTTGTCACCGACCTCGGGATCCAGTCGACGCCGGCATCCCTCGCGATGGTCGCGACGGCGCTGCTCGCGCGCTTCGGGCTCCGGTCGCCCGGCGCCGCGATTGCGGCGGGCGGTACGACGTCGGCGACCGTGGAGTTCGGCAACGACTACGCGTCGCAGCGGGCGCAGGGCGTGAGCCACGAGGACGCGTGGACGTCGGCGTCGGTCAAGTCGGGGGTGGTGGGGCTGTTCGACGCGGCCTCGATGGGCAGCGCTGGCAAGGCGCTCGACGAGGTGCTGAAGGCGGGCTTCGGGCAGAAGCTCAAGATCATCGGGAAGGAACTGGCCGGACAGGCGGCGCTTGGCGCCAGCGGCGAAGCGCTCGGATCCTACGCGTCGGGCCGCACGCCCGAACTGTCGGATGTGGCGGCCGAGGCGATCGGCGAGATGTTCGGCGCACCCGGAGAGGCGGTGTCGACCTTCGGGAAGAAGCGCGACCCGCAGGCGAAGCCGGGGACCTCGAGCACCGATGCGCTGCCAGCGACCGATGTGCTCGACGGCGTGGTCGACCCTGCCGCGGCCGGCGCAACCGGAACGCCCGGCGGCCCGCCGCCCGCGAGTGCGACGCCGCCCGCGCCGAACGCGCTCACCACGCCGGCGCCGACGATGGATTCGCTCGCCCGGGTGGACATGCTCGACCGCAAGATCGCGGAGATGACGGCGCTCGGGCCGTCCGACGTGAACGCGGAAGTGCTGTCGGCGCTGAAGGCGGAGCGGGACAAGATCGCGATGAACTGGCCGGCGATGACGCTCGGCGCAGCGGCGCGGTTCTCCACGGAGACCGGAGCCGAACTGGATTCGCAGTACGCGCTTGTCGATGCCGACAGCCTCGTCGCATCGCACGACACGAACCTCCGCCCGAACCCGGCATTCCCGACCGAGCTGCAGCCCCGTGACCGGGAGCGCGCGGCGTCGGAGGTGCAGGTGTCCGGCATCGTGCAGAAACTCAACCCGGCGCGACTGGGCGAGTCCGCGGACGCTGGGAACGGGGCGCCGATCATTGGCGCCGATGGTCTCGTGGAGTCCGGCAACGCGCGGACGATCGCGCTGCAGCGGGTGTATCAGGCGAACGGGCAGAAGGCCGCGGACTACCGCACCTGGCTGAAGGAGAACGCTGCGCGCTTCGGACTCACGCCCGAGCAGGTGGACGCGGTGGGTAAGCCGATGCTGGTGCGCGTGCGCCGCACGCCGGTCAACCGGGCGGAGTTCGCGCGGCAGGCCAACGCGCCGACGACCGCCGTCATGTCGCCGCTCGAGATGGCGCGCTCGGACGCAGCGCGCATCGACTCGCTGGCCGACTTCGCGCCCAACGAGACGGGCGACTTCACCAGCGTCGACAACCGGGCCTTCGTGCGTCGGTTCGTCGGCGGTCTGTCGGCGACGGAGCAGGCCGGCCTCGTGGGCGCTGACGGGCAGTTGTCGCAGTCGGGCTATGCGCGGATCCGCAATGCCGTGCTCGCGCGCGCCTACGGCGACTCGCCGGTGCTGCAGCGGATGGTGGAGTCGCTGGACAACAACATGCGCAACATCACCGGGGCGCTCGTGCGCGTGGCGCCGACGGTGGCGAAGACGCGAGACGCCATCGCATCCGGGGCGATGTTCGACTCGGACATCACGGACAACGTCGTGGCCGCGGTCGAAGAACTGTCGCGCCTGCGCACCGAGGGCAAGAGCGTCGGGGAATTCCTGGCGCAGTCGGGCATGTTCGGCGCGACGCTGGCGCCGGAGACGGCCGAGATCCTCGCGTTCCTCGACGAGAACATCCGCAGCCCGAAGCGGATCGCGGACTTCCTTGCCGCGGCACTGGACATCCTGGCTTCCGCGGGCGGGCCGAATCAGGGTAGCCTGCTCGGCGAGAACACGGCGCCGGCCAAGACGGACATCATCAACCTCGCGAAGGAGCGGACGAAGCGTGAACAGGATCGCGGAGCAGTACGCAGCGGGGAGGCAGGCGCAGCAGACGGCGACGCCGGAGGCGCGACGCGCGGCGGCGGAGATGGCGAAGCAGGAGATACCGGCAACGCTGCAACTGGCACAGAAGGTCGAGTCCGACTCAGCCGCAAGGCAGGCGATCCGGGGGGCTCTCGACCGGATGAAGTAACCCAGGCAGCGCCCTCTTCGGAGGGCGTTGTTGTTTCCAGGGAGCGCATTGCCGCCCTGTTGGCGAGCGATGCCGATTGGGCGATGTTCCCCGAGGACTCCGGAACGCTCGGCATCCCGCGCGCCGAGATGCCGCAGATCAAGGGCGAGCATCGCGGCGCGCTCATCCAGTTCCTCGCGGGGCGCGGCATCAACAGCTCGACGCTGTCGGTCCCCGCCGACGCATTGCGCCCGACTCAGGTCGAGTTTTCCCCGAAGAAGTCGAACGCATGGAAGGCCGTGCGTGAGGGGTCCGATCGGTCCGTGCTGGCTTCGTCAGACGGCTACATCCTCGACGGGCATCACCAGTGGGTCGCTGCGCTCGCGACGGGCGACGTCGTCAAGGTCATCCGATTCGATGCGCCCATCCGCGAACTCTTGAACGCGGCGTACAAGTTCCCCAGCGTGACGCGGTCCGAAGGCGCGAACGTGACGGAGTTGCGGGCGCGGGCGCGCAAGGACTTCAAGGATGCGCTCGGCGATCTGGCGCAGATTGCTTCGCGCCACACGCGCGCAGCCATGCTCCCCGAGAACACGCCGGGGCTCATGCCGACGCTCGTCAGGTTGTTCGACGCAGGCATCAAGGAGGTGGGCTACAACCTCAAGGATCTCGTCGCCTACGTGAAGCGCGCCTTGAAGGAGGACGCCAAGTTCAAGGCGCTCTGGAACAAGATCGACGAGGCCACCTATCGCAAGGCGGCTCAGACGGCGATGGATCAGTCCACGCCTGCCGACGATCTCTTCGGAGCGCTGGGCGTGCGCCCGGTCGCTCGCGACCTGTTTGCGGCGGCCGTCGATCAGGACGCGAAGCCTGCGGCGGCGACGATCCGCGGGCGTCCGTACGACATGAAGCGCGATAACTTCTCTCCGCCCGACGTGTCGACGTTCATGGATCCGGCCGTGGTCGAGCGTGCCGACGGCTACGTCGACAAGTATTTCAAGGACCGCCCGCCGGTACAGATCACCGACGACGAGCGTGCGCGCGCCGAAGCGCTGTTGCTCCCCATCATCGAAAAGGCGAAGGCAGCCAAAGTCGAGTACGACCAGAAGATCATCAACATCGCCGCGCGCACCAAGGCGCTCGGCCAGATGATCGCCCCCATCAAGGGGATGAAGCGCGCGGTCGAGAAGTTGGTGACGGACGAGAACTTCAATACCGCCGGCATGAAGGACATGGTCCGCTCGACCATCGTCGTCTCGAAGTACGAGGATGCGCAGGAAGTGCTCGACGAGATCACGAAGGAGTTCGAGGTTCTTCAGATCAAGAACCGGAGCGGGACGCCCCTGACTGGCAAGAATCTGAAGGCTGCGCCGCGCTCAGACTTCGGCGGCTACTCGGACGTGCTGGTGAACATCGTCATGGGGAACGGATTGATCGGGGAGATTCAGATCAATGTTCCGTCGATGTTGGCGGCGAAGGGCGGGCAAGGCCACAAGCTGTACGAGGCGGCCCGCGAGGCGGCGAAGGACAGCGGCCTGGGTCAGGAAATCTTCCGGTCGATGACCGAGTTCTACGACGCGGCTTTCTTCGCCAAGAACTCGGGCGGCTCGGACCGGACGCAGATTCCGCCGCGAGGCAGCTCACGCGCCGGGGACAGCGACTCTTCGTCATCCGACACCTTGAAGACTTTGCCGTCAGGGAACTCGACGAACCAGTCTCCACCGAAGGTCGGAACGAACTTGCAGCCGTCCGGGAATTTGTCAGGGATCTTCACGGCATCAAGTGTAGCAGGAGGCGGCGGGCGCGCATATACTGAAGATACGAAAAAGTCAATGGGTGGCCGCAATGGGAATTCGGTTTCAGGAAGTGGTCGAGCGGGCGATGCTCGACAAGGCCCCGGCGCTGCACCGCAACCTCAAGCAACGCGGCAAGTTGGACGAGTACGTGGTGGACCTGGCGGACCAGATCTCTTCGGCGCTGTCGGAGGGCGTGATGCAGATCCGGCGGGAGCAGAAACTGGACGACCTGCCGCCGATGCAACTGGTGCAGGAACTGAACAACGCCCGGGCGCAGGTGGAGGAAGAGGTGCTGGCCGCGTACCTCGAATTTCCAAGCGACGACCCATCAACGCCAAGTCCGGCCGCAACTGGCGGGCAGGCGACGCCGACCTGACCTACGAAGGGTCCTGGCTCCAGAAGGCGCAGCAGAACCTCGACGCCGTCAAACTGCTTCGACAACTCGAGGCCGAGAAGCGGCAGGCCACCCCCGACGAGCAGCGTGTGCTCGCGAAGTACGTCGGCTGGGGCGCGTCCGACATCCGGAACAAGATCTTCACGCCGCGGCCGTGGGAACTGACGGGCGCGTGGAAGGTGCTGCATGACGACCTGCGTGGCGTGCTGACCGATGCCGAGTGGAAGGAAGCGGCCCGCTCCACGCAGTACGCGCACTACACCAGCAAGCCGATCGTCCGCGCCATGTGGCGTGCGATGGAGCGCATGGGCTTCTCGGGCGGCGCGGTGCTCGAGCCGGGCGCCGGCATCGGCGTGTTCCCCGGCCTCATGCCGGGCGACATCGCGGCCCAGTCCACCTACACGGGCATCGAGTTCGAGCCGCTGACCGGCGGGATCCTCGCGCAGTTGTTTCCCGACGAGCGCGTCCTCGTGGAGTCGTTCGTCGACTCGAAGCTCCCGCGCGACTTCTACGACGTCGCGATCGGCAACCCGCCATTCGCGCCGACGGCGATCCTGTCGGACCCCGAGTACCGCAAGCAGCGCTTCGCCCTGCACGACTACTTCTTCGCGAAGACGCTGGACCGCGTGCGCCCGGGCGGGCTGATGGTGTTCGTGACCAGCCGGTACACGATGGACAAGCAGGGCGACAAGGCGCGCGCCTGGCTGGCCGAACGTGCCGATCTGGTGGGCGCCATCCGTCTGCCTCAGACCGCGTTCGAGAAGAACGCCGGGACCGAGGTGGTGACGGACGTCATCTTCCTGCGCAAGAAGGTGAAGGGCGAGACGTGGGACAAGGCGCAGCCGTGGGTGGGGACGACCGAGATCACGACGGCCGAGGGGCCGGCGATGGTGAACCAGTATTTCGCCGCGCACCCGGACATGGTGCTCGGCACGCACTCGCTCCGCGGCTCGATGTACTCGAAGAACGAGTACACCGTGATGCCGCACGAGGGCGACATCGAGGCGCTGTTCAACGCTGCGGTGGACCGGCTGCCGGAGGGGGCGCTCGGGGCGAATGCCAGCGCGCCATCGCAGGAGCCGTCGACGAACCGGATCGACTGGAACCCGAAGGCGAAGAAGGAGAACGCCTACTACCTGGCGGACGATGGCACGCTCATGCAGATGAGCGGCGGGGTCGGCCGGCCGGTCCCGATCCGGCAGGGCACGACCACGAAGGGGTTCTTCCCGAAGCACATCGCGATCATCAAGAGCTACGTGCCGCTGCGCGATGCGCTGAAGCAGGCGCAGTACGACCAGCTCACCGAAGGCAACTGGGAGAGGTCGCTCGCCGCGCTGCGTCGCGAGTACCGCGCCTTCGTCGCGAAGCATGGGCACCTGAACCAGTTCACGACGTACGAGGTCGAGCGGCAGACGGAAGACGGCAACGGCGTTGCCACGACCGAGACGGTGCAGCGCTACCGCTACCCCATGCAGTCGGTGCTGAACGACGATCCCGAGTGGACGCTCGTGATGGCGCTGGAGAAGGTCGACGAAGAGAAGGGCGCGATCACTGAAGGCGCGTTCCTGAAGGAGCGCGTGCTGGCGCCGCCGGCGCGCAGCGAGGTCAAGACGCCCGGTGATGCGCTGCTCGCATCGCTCAACGACTACGGCCGTCTCGATCTGCCGTCGATGGCTGAGGCCATGCACTCGACCGAGGAACAACTCATCGAGGCGCTGGGCACGTCGATCTACGAAGACCCGTCGACGGGCTGGACGACGTCCGACGACTACCTGTCTGGCGACGTCGTGCAGAAACTCGAACTGGCGACCGAGGCCGCGCGCAGCGACAAGCGCTTCGAGCGCAACGTCGAGGCCCTGCGCAATGTGCGGCCGGCAGCGATCACGCACGACCAGATCACGGCCAGCATCGGCATGAACTGGATCCCGACCAGCGACTACGTCGACTTCATGCGGGAGAAGCTGCAGGCGAACGGCACGATCCGCTACGTGCCGGCGACGAACGCGTGGTTCGTGGACGTCCGGACGGCGTCGCGCAGCGACTTCGGCACGGAGCGGTTCCCGGCGTACGCCATCCTCGACACGGTGCTGAACGCGAAGCCGATCGAGGTGTGGGACACCGGCACCGTCGACGGCAAGCCGACGCGGACGCTCAACAAGGAGCAGACCGAACTCGCCCTGAACAAGGCCGTCGAGATGCGCGCCGAGTTCCGGAACTGGCTGTGGCAGGACGCCGCGCGGGCGGGTCGCCTGCAGGACATCTACAACCAGAACTTCAACCGGCTCGTGCCGCGGTCCTTCGACGGCCGTCACCTGACGCTGCCCGGGACCTCGCTGAAGTGGAACGTGCACGACCACGTGAAGCGCGGCGCCTGGCGCATCGTGCAGGAGGGCAACACGTACCTCGCGCACGCCGTCGGCGCAGGCAAGACGTTCGCATCGATCATCAGCGCGATGGAGCAGAAGCGGCTCGGGCTCATCTCGAAGCCCATGTTCGTCGTGCCGAACCACATGCTGCAGCAGTTCGCCCGGGAGTTCATCGACCTGTACCCGCGGGCGCAGATCATGGTGGCCGACGAACGGGAGTTCCACACCGACCGCCGTCGCGCGTTCGTGTCGCGGGCTGCGCTGACGAACCTCGACGGGGTGATCATCACGCACAGCGCGTTCAAGTTGCTCGACCTCGATCCCGACTTCAAGGCGAAGTTCGTGGAGGAACAGTTGGACGACATGCGTGCCGCGCTCGCGGACGCCGTGGGCCGGACGGAGTTGGAGCGGAAGAACGGGAAGACCGTGTACTCGCGCGATCCGACCGTGCGCAACATCGAGCAGGTGATCGAGCGACTGGAGCAGCGCCTCGAATCCATGACGCAGAAGGGCGGCAAGGACCAGAACGCCCGCTTCGACGAGATGGGCGTCGACTTCCTCTACGTCGACGAGGCGCACGAGTTCCGGAAGCTCGACTTCGCCACGGCGCGACAGGTGAAGGGCATCGACTCCAAGGGATCCGAGAAGTCGTTCGACCTCTACATGAAGTCGCGCTGGCTCGAAGCGCGCCGGCCCGGCCGGTCGCTGGTGCTGATGTCCGGGACGCCGATCACGAACACGATGGGCGAGATGTACACGGTCATGCGCTATCTGGATTCCGACACCCTGCGCGCTCGCGGGATGGAGAAGTTCGATGCGTGGGCCGCGAACTACGGCGAAGAGGCAACCGTCCTCGAACCGGATGCCGTCGGCCGGTACCAGCAGGTGACGCGCTTCTCGCAGTTCGTGAACGTGCCGGAGTTGTCCCGGATGTTCCGGCGTTTCGCCGACGTGCTGACCGGTCAGGAACTGGGTCGGCTGCTGCCCGACACGCGGCCGAAGGTGGCCGGTGGTGCGATCGCGCCTGTGATCACCCCGCTGACGCCCGAGTTCAAGGCGATCCGGGAGAGGTTGCGCGAGCGCGCCGAGATCAGCCGCAACTGGAAGCCGTCGTTCCAGCAGCCGACGAACCCGGACCCGATCATCGCGATCATCGGCGATGGCCGACTGGCGGCGATCGACCATCGCTTCATGAACCCGTCGGCGCCGGACAACCCCGACTCGAAGCTGAACCGCATCATCGACGGGGTGATCCGCGTCTACAACGAGACGTCCGGCATGGTCTTCCACGACAAGGCCGGCAAGCCGGAGCCGATCAAGGGCGCGACGCAGATGGTCTTCGCTGACGTCGGCTTCGGGGCGGGTGTCGCGGCACGGCGCGGGTTCGACGCGCGTGCCTGGCTGAAGCGGCGTCTCGCCGCGGCCGGCATCCCTGCGAACGAGATCGCGTTCATGTCCGACTACAAGGCGGGCGCGGCGAAACTGAAGTTGTTCCAGGACGTGAACGCCGGGAAAGTGCGCGTGCTCGTGGGGTCGTCGAAGAACATGGGCACCGGGGTCAACGCACAGCAGCGGTTGATCGCGCTCCACCATCTCGACTCGCCGTGGTACCCGGCCGACCTCGAGCAGCGCGAGGGGCGGATCATCCGGCAGGGCAACAAGAACCCCGTGGTGCAGTTGTACGCCTACGCGATGAAGGGCACGTACGATGAAGTGATGTGGCAGATGGTGTCGCGCAAGCAGCGCTTCATCGACCAGGCGCTGTCGGGCGATGCGTCGGTGCGCACGATCGAGGACGTGTCCGAGGCGTCGATGATGGAGCAGATCGCCGCGCTGACTTCCGGTGACCCGCGCGCGTTGGAGTTGGCCGGGCTCAAGGCCGACATCGAGCGGCTGTATCGCCTGTACCACGCACACGAATCGGACCAGTCTCGGCTGCGCATGGACCGCGAACACGCGCGGTCGATGATCGAGCACTACAAGAAGATGATCGCGAAGCTCGCGCCCCTCGCGGCAAAGGTGCAGGACCTGAGCGGCGAGAACTTCGCGATGACGGTGGGCGGCGAGGCGTACTCGAAGCGGAAGGAGGCCGGCACCGCGGTAGCGGCTCGCTTCAAGGAACTGCGCGACGCGTTCACCGAAGGGCGCGAGAAGGTCGGCGAGGTGTCGGGCTTCCCGCTGATGTTCTCCGGCGCGATCTTCGAAAAGGGCGGCGCGAAGCAGTACGAGTCGGAGATCTACATCGACTTCGGCGACGCGGCCCCAGGACAGACCGTCATGGTCAACCCGGAAGCAGACCCGGTCGGGCTCACGATGTCGATCGGCCACAAGCTCGTGGAGCTGCAGCGCGCTCCGGGCGAGTACAAGCGCGTGACTGCTGTGCAGGAGGCAGAACTCCGCGACATCGAACCCCGGATCGGCGCCAAGTTCCAGCACGCGGAAGCGCTGGCAGAGAAGCGCCGTGCGCGCGATGCGCTGGAGGCGGACATGGCGGCGAACCCGTCGCCCGAGGACGATGCGAGTCCCGGCGGCGGCAGTGCCGCGCCGCCGGTGCTCTCCCGGCAAGCAGACCAACCAGGCCCCGCACCCGCGGGGCTTTCTGTTTCTGCGCTCCGGAAAGCGGTGGCCGAGATTCTGAAGACTGCGAAGCGCCTGCCGTCCGGTGGGGTTCGCGTGGTGCAGAACGTCACCGAACTTCCCGCGAGCCTGCGCGACTTCCTGAAGTCCGCGAACGCGGAGGATGAGGTCGAGGGTCTGTACGACCCGGCGACGAAGACCGTCTGGCTGGTGGCCGACCATCTGCCCACGGCGTTGCGCGCGGAGCAGGTGATCTTCCACGAGTTGTTCGGGCACTTCGGACTGGCCGGGCTCTTCGGCAAGCGGATGGCCGCGGCCCTGCGCGATCTCGTGGCGCGGAACAAGAACCTCCGGAAGCGCGCGGCCGAACTGCGCGCGGAGTACGGCTACTCGGACGACCTGGCGAACGAAGAGGCGATGGTCGAGCTCGCGGAGCGTGGCGAGTCGTTCGAGGGCATCCGCCGCATGATCGCGGCGGTGCAGTCGGCGCTGCGCGACATGGGGCTTGTGCGGCTGGCCGACTGGATGGAAGGGTTGACCGACGCCGAGGCGATGACCGTGCTCGCGGAAGCGCGGCGGTTCGTGCGCGGGGAGGTTGAGGCGAAGGCGGCTGGCGAGGCTGCGTCTGGACGTTTATCGCGCCTCGGGAGGGTCGATGTCGACGGCGTGCGGCGTCCGCGCACGAACAGCAACGGCAAGCCCATCGCGCAGGACGACGAATCGCTGCGCAACTTCTGGCGGTGGTTCGGCGACTCGAAGGTCGTGGACGAGCAGGGGCGTCCGCTGGTTGTCTACCACGGCGGTCAAAAGTTGACCGCCTGGAACAAGAAAGGCGATGACTCGCAAGTTTATGGAGGGCACGCGGAGGCTGTGAAGCGGGAGTACGGCAGCATGCTCTCAGAGGTCGAGATCCAGGATCTTGACTGGCCAGTCCATTTCTTCAGTGACGATCGATATGTCGCGGAGGGTTACGGCGACCAAGGCAAAGACTATGAGGTCCGAGAGCAGTACATCAGGGGCGATCGTCTGCTAGACCTGCGCATAGATGTGGTGGGCGAGAAGGCTGTCGAGATCGCGATGCGGTCCATTCTTGGTGAAGACTACGAACTTTCTGAAGTCGGATACGGGCAATTCAGGGAGATAAGTCGCGATCTTCGTTGGAGTTGGTCCAGCGTGCGAAAGAAGGTCGAGGCTCAAGGGTACGACGGGATAGTGCTATACGACACGGACGTGCTCGACCGCGGCAAGCACACCAGCTACGCCGTCTTCGACCCCGCTCAGATCAAGTCCGCTACCGGCAACCGCGGCACCTTCGACCCAAAGAATCCGGACATCCGCCTTGCACGCGCGGCAACCGCCCAGCAGGCGAGCACCATCCTGTCGACGAAGCGCGGGCGGTTCACCCCGCTGGACAGCCTGACGCGGCTCGCCGTGAAGGCGACGATGCTGGATCGCGTGACGTCGGGCGCGTACGACCGGCTGCTCGGGCTCATCAACCGCATCACCCCCGAGACGGTGAAGGCCGGCGTCATCTCGGACTACGGTGTGCCCGAGGCCGTCATCGACCGACGCATCCAGATGCAGGGCGGCGTGAAGGCTGGCTTCCGTCAGGTGGGCGAGGTGGTCGCGGCGCTTGGCAACCTGACTCGCGCCGAGTCGCGCGTCGCCTACCAGTGGATGAATGCCGCGGATCCGCAGTCGTCCGATCACTTCATGCAGCAGTTGCCCGAGGACTCGATCCGCGTGCTGTCCGACGTGGAGAAGTGGATCGACAAGCTGTCCGAAGAAGCGGTGAAGCTCGGCCTGATGACGGCCGAAGTGCGCGACCGGCATCGGTTCGCCTACCTCCGCCGCTCGTACATGAAGTACGAAGAGGACTCGTCGTCGCAGGACAAGGCTCGTCGCAAGCGTGCGATCGCGGTGCTCGGCGACCAGTACAAGGGACGCGGCATTGTCGACTCGGCCCCCATGTCGAAGATCGAGGCGGCCGCGCCGACGTGGTGGAAGCGGAAACTGCAGGGCGGCAAGGCGGACAAGGCGCTCCGGGGTGAGAAGTTCGTGCGGCTGGAGAAGCGCTCGGGCGTCAACCAGGCGTCGTCCCCGTTGCCGGGCATGCCGGCCGGCGCGGCGAAGCGGAAGTTGCTGGGCGTCGTCTACCTGCCGGTCGGCGAGCCGGTGCCAGCGCAGTACGCGGCATGGGAGTACGCCGGCGAGTGGGAGGTCCGGGACGTGAAGGGCGGCGACGCGGTCATGTGGCGCGACTTCACGGCGCAGGAGCGCGAGCAGATGGGCGAGATCGACGAGGTCCGCTACGCCGTCGCTCGCACGCTGCACGGGATGATTCACGACATCGAGGCCGCGCGTTACCTCCAGTGGGTCGCCGACAACCATTCGCGCGCGACGTCGGCCGGCATCCCGGCGGACAAGATCGTGGATGCCACGGAATCGCTGCGGCAAGCCTACGCGCCGGACCAGTGGGTGCAGGTGCCGGACTCGGTGATCCCGAAGACCGGCGGCGTGAAGCGGTACGGCGCGCTCGCCGGGCGCTACCTGCCGGCGCCACTCTGGAACGACATCCGGCAATCCGTCGGCCCGAAACAGTTCATCGTCGGCGAGTGGTTCCAGACGATGCTGCGCGCGTGGAAGGTCTCGAAGACCGCGCTGTCTCCGGCGGTGCACACGAACAACGTCATGGCGAACGTCGTCATGGCGGACTGGCACGACGTCACCGCGCCGCATATCGCGAAGGCGCTCGAGATCATGGTGAGCGCGAAGCGGTCGCCGGCGCACCAGGCCATCATCGACCGGTTCGAGGATGCCGGCGGGACGATCGGCACGTGGTCGTTGTCGGAACTGCAGCGCGAGCAGTTGGAGCCGCTGCTCGCCCAGCTCAAGGCGCAGGTGTCCGGCGGCAACGGACTCATCGGCGCCGGCGCTGCGATCCAGTTGGCGCTGTCGGGGAAGTGGAAGGAGGCGATCGCCGCGGCCACCGGGTCGAAGGCGGCAGTGGTGACGGCCAAGGTCGGGAAGGCATTGATCGACCTCTATCAGGCGGAGGACGTGGTGTTCCGTCTGGCGGCCTTCATCAAGGCGAAGGAGGACGGACAGTCCGATGCCCAGGCTGCGAAGGCCGCGCGCAATTCGTTCCTCGACTACCAGATCAACGCGCCGTGGATCCAGTTGATGCGGCAGACGGCATTCCCGTTCGTCGCCTTCACCTACCGTGCCGTGCCGATGCTGCTGGAAACGATGGCGCGACGTCCGTGGAAACTGCTGAAGCTCGGGCTGGTACTCGGCGGGCTCAACGCGATCGGCTATGCCCTCAGCGGTGGCGACGAGGACAAGGAGCGGAAGCTGCTGCCGGAAGAGAAGGCGGGGCGGACGTTCGGGGTCCTGTCGCCGAAGCTCATCCGCATGCCGTGGAACGATGCCAACGGATCGCCCGTGTTCCTCGATGTGCGTCGGTGGATCCCGGTCGGCGACGTGCTCGACATGGGGCAGACCCATTCGGCAATCCCGATCCTGCCCGCGGCCGTGCCGTCCGGACCGCTGGCGGTGTTCGCGGAACTCGCGTTCAACAAGAGCCAGTTCACGGGCCGCGAGATCACAAAGGGCACCGACACCGGACTCGTGAAGGCGCTCGCCGATCTGGACGCGGAGCGGATCGGCGTCGAGCAGGAGGCGAAGGTGCTCGACCATCTGCTCAAGGCGTTCGCGCCGAACATCGCGCTGCTGCCTGGGACCTACGCGTTCACCGGGATCATGAACGCGTCGAGCGGCAAGACCGACGGCTTCGGGCGCGAGCAGTCGGTTCCGCAGGCGGTCGCGTCTGCGCTCGGGGTGAAGGTCGGGAGTTACCCGGCTGACGTCCTGCTGAAGAACGAAACCGCGAAGCGCGACGGCCAGTTGCGCGAGATCGAGCAGAACATCTCCGCGCTGCGCCGCGAGTACATCAAGCAGGGCATCAACGGCGACGAGTTCCAGGAGAAGGTCGCCGCGCAGCGTCGGAAGGAACAGAAGGTCAACCGCGACTGGCGCGAGAAGGTGTCCCCATGATCGTCACGCTCTGGAAGATCCTCCGCGGCAACCCGCTGGAGGCGGCGACCGGCTGCGCGCTCGTTGCGCTGCTGGCGCTGTCCGGCTACCTGTGGGTGGTGGCCGGTGGAGCGGAGGTCCGCGCCGATGCTGCCGAGTCTCTGGTCGCCTCGATGCGCACGACCGCCCAGCAGCAGAACGACCGATACCGCCATCTCGAGAAGGAAGCCGCCCATGCCATGCAAACCATCATCCAGAACGATCGCGCTGCTCTGGACAGCGTCGGCGCTCGCCTTGCCCGGCTGCGCGAGCAGGCCCGCGCCGGTGGCAGTGGAGTGCCCACGGTTCCAGCCGTCGCCGGAAGCCTTGCGGCCTGCCAGCAGCGACTCGGTGACATCGGCCGAGCAGTTGACGGCGTCGATCAAGCGGCTGAAGGCGTCCGTCGAGACGCCGGAGGGTGCGCCCGCGATGCCGTGACGCTCTCCACCTGTCAGGCGCAGTTGCGCGAGTGCTCGGGGTTGAGCGGCGCGCGGTGAGTATCCTCAGAGGGGTCGGTCATGCGATTTGGAAACTGCTACACGTTCGCGATCGCGAAGCAGCGGCGCCACGGCGGCTGGCTTGTCCTGCGACGGTCGGTCAAATCATGGGTGCCGCACATGCAATGGGCGCCGGAGGGCATCGAACGCGGCGCGACGCTGATGCCGTCGTGGTGGGCTGGATTCCGCAGGATCATGGGGCCGGATCGTGGGTATCTGATTTGGCAAACGGGCCGTGTGTATTGGCGTGCGCGCATCCATGCGCTTCAGATCGAGGA